CGACTACGGAGCTTCATCCGCAACAGGCTACAAGGGAGCTTCATCCGCAACAGGCGACTACGGAGCTTCATCCGCAACAGGCTACAAGGGAGCTTCATCCGCAACAGGCGACTACGGAGCTTCATCCGCAACAGGCAACTGCGGAGCTTCATCCGCAACAGGCTACAAGGGAGCTTCATCCGCAGACGATAAAGACAGTATTGCTGTGGCATGGGGTTATCACGGTAAAGCAAAAGGAGTTATCGGTTCTTATCTTGTATTGGCTGATTGGGAGGGTGACGAGAGTAACTACTGGACGCAGGATTTGTGGACGCTTAAAGGAGCAAAGATGATAAGAGTTGATGGAGATAATATCAAAGAAGATACATTTTACACAATGCGTAATGGCGAGATTGTTGAATGTAAGGAGGAGTAATGTCAATTCTAGGCAGTATCTTGTGTGCAATTTGCATATATGTTTCACCGAAAACACTCAACTACATAGAGAAGCCGATATATGGTCCTATTGAGGAAACATCGGACGAATGGCAGACGTTCACGCTTACAGCATATTGCGGTTGCGAGAAGTGTTGTGGAAAGAATGACCGAATAACTGCAACAGGAACTTATGCCGTTGAGGGTGTTACCATAGCGGTAGACCCTACGATTATTCCTTATGGCTCTATGGTGGATATTGAGGGAATCGGAACATTTGTTGCTGAGGACTGCGGCGGTGCAATCAAGGGTAACAGGATTGACATATATTTTGAGAATCACGCTGACGCATTGACTTTCGGTGTGTGGGAAGAATGGAGAGTGAGAGTAAGGGAATGAAGCAGCCTAAGCGACTGACAAGAGAACAGAAAATCATAGTATCTTCACATGGGCTTAATGCTAATGACTGGATGCTTGATAAGGAGACAGATTTTTATTTTTATCTTGTCGGCAAAGACGGAGACAAAAAGAAAATCATAGACAAATTTGCAAGAGGAGGAAAGCGAAAATGATTATCACAGACTTGAACGCAATGTATGTTGATGAATTGCAGATATTATGTGCAGCCGGAAACATGGAGGTTGTGATTGAGGACGGCAAGATTACAGGAGCCGTTCAGAAGGAGGACTAAGAGGAATGAATATTAAGCTTTTGAACATGAGGGTTGAGAACTTCATGTGTTACGCAAGTAAGGATTTTGATTTTTACGCCATTACTAAGCTCATGGCGAAGAACGGTGTCGGCAAGTCAACAATAGCCACGGCATATCTGTGGTGCTTGTTTAACTGTGATTATGAGTTGAAAGATAACCCAGTTGTCAGGCGTGAGGTTGACGGAGTATCGGTTGATGATATGGACGTGTCAGTCGAGCTTGTACTGGATGCAGACGGAAAAGAAGTCACTATGAAGAAAGTGCAGAAACGTACTTACAGCAAGGATGGCAGCGGTTACAAGGATGATAACAAGTATTTTGTCAATGATGTGCCTAAGACATTAAAGGACTTCAACACATATCTTGACATTGATATGAGCGTGTTTAAGATGTGCAGTAACATCAACGCATTTCTTAATCAGAAGCCGGCTGAAATGAGAGAATACTTATTTAGTCTTGTTGAGAATGTGACAGACCTTGATATAGCACGTTCTAAGGCTGAATTAGCCGAGTTAGTGCCGCTGCTGGAGAAATACACAGCAGAAGAATTATCTGCTATGAATAAGGCTACCAAGACCAAGATTACAAAGGATTTGCCTATTCTTGACGGACAGATTAAGGAAAAGGAAAGAGATATTCAGCTTAAACAGGCTATTGAAATATCTGACCTTGAATTACACAGAAATAGCCTTAAGGAGCAGATAAGTAATTGCATAGCTAATCAGACGGACACTGGCAAGATGTTGGCTGAATATGATAAGGCTAGTGCCGATATCCTTGATTTGAAGTTCAAGCAGAGTGATATGGTTCGCAAGGCTAACGAGGACAATATTAAGGCTAGGCGAGAGATTGAGGACAAGATTTCTGACAAGAGATTTCTTATTGAACAGACAGAAAAGACTATCGGCGAGACAGAGCGTTGCATTGAGCTGTCAAAGAAAACCATTGAGAGCATAACCGACTATCTCAATGCAGAGCGTAAGAAGTGGACTGAGGAGAATAACCGCCAGTTTGACGAAAATAGTCTTATCTGCCCTTATTGTGGCAGTGAATACGGTGAGGACAAGAAAGAACAGTTGAGAGCCGACTTCAAGAAGCACAAGGCAGACACGTTAAAAACTATTACGGATAACGGAAACCTTTATGCTGACAGACTTAGCAAAGAGAAGAAAACACTTGCAGACCTCGAAGCAGAGTTGCCGGAGCATGAGGAAAGTCTTGGAATGCTGAATACAGCTATTGAAATTCTTGCAGAGCAGTTGACGGAATTACCACAGGAGATTGATATTGCCGATTCAGAAGAATACAAGGCACTTGCTAATGAGATAGCCGAAAAGGAACAGGCTATGCACAAGGCTAATGACATATCGGCGGTCAAGACTGAATTAAAGGCACAGGAAAGTGAGCTTAGGCAGCAGTTGTCAGAATGTGAGCGAAAGATAGCTGAAAGTAACACAGAGAGAGACGAACAGCGACTTGAAGAATTAAAGCAGACAAGGATTGATAGCGAACAGAATAAGGCCAATGCCGAGAAGATTCTTGATTTGCTTGATGAACTTGACAAGGCAAAGAATGAAGCCTTGACAGAAGCAGTAAACAGCCATTTTGGGTTAGTTAAGTGGCAGTTGTTTGAATACGCTAAAAATGGCAATTATAAGAGTTGTTGCATACCTACAGTTGATGGGAAGAGCATTTTAACAACTATGAGCAACAAGGGTAACAGAATTTTAGGCAGAGTAGATATTTGTAATTCTATTCAGAAGATTAGCGGTATATCAGTACCTATTATCTTAGATGATTCTGAAAGCCTTAGTACGGATAATCAGAAGAAAGTTGCTGAAATGGTAGATAGTCAGTTGATTATGCTAATTGTCAATGATAGCGAGAAATTAGAGATTGTGGAGGGGTAATATGAAGAAATCAAAAGCGGAAACGATAGCATATGCAATTAAAAAAGAGTGTCAAAGAACATCTTTAATTGATTGGTGTGACAGTTGGGATATTACGACAGATGAATTTGACGAATTTTTGAAAATTGCGATAGATAATTCAGAACAGGAAAGTGAGGAATAATTATGGCAGAAACAACAGCAGTGGCAGAAAAGAAAGCATTTACAACATTATTAAGTGAATGGAGTAATGCTATGACAGGTCTTATTATTGACGATTATAAGGCTTGTGGAATGGATATGGATGATTATGCGAAAGAGTGTGCTATGGAAGCAATGACAAGCATTTTTAACCTTGTTAAGAGCAATCCTAAGGTTAATATGGGCAGCCTTGATACAAGCAATTTGAGAGGCATTGTTAAGCGTTGCGCAAGCCTTAAACTTAACGCAAGCGCATATCCGAGAGAATGTTACTTCCAGTTGCGGAATGTGAAGATAGGCACCGACCCGCAGACAGGCAAGGATATATGGCAGCAACAGGTTGAAATGGGAATTGAAGGCGGCGGATATGATTCGCTTTTAACTAACTTCGGCAAGGACGTTAAGCAGGTTTATCCATATTGGATAATCAAAGAGGGAGATAAATACATACCACCTAAACACAAGGGGCTTACCGTGACGGAACCTGAGTGGGAGGAGAACGGTGTTTCGGATAAGGCGGTAAGAGTTGTGTACCCTGTTAAGCTGATGGACGGAACAGTAACTTATCTTTCCGCGGACAGAGACAGCGTTAAGGTTAATCTGTTGGCACATGTTAAGCAGAATATGATGAACGCTACTTTTGGGGTTTGCGAGGACAGATATAAGGCTACGGCAAAGCAGAAGGACGAAATTAAAACAAAAAAAGATGAAGTTCTTAACGCTCTTAGAATGTGCAAGACGGTTGATGAAATGCTTGAATGTGAGATTGCAAGACCTTTTATAAGTGGTGCTTGGCTTGATACTCCGGAGAGCATGATACAGAGAAAAATGTGCAACAATGCAACGAGGAAATACCCTAAGAATTATGACCCAATGGCAAGACAGGCACAGGTTGAAATGGACGAAGTTTATCAGCTTGCACAGGCTGAGATTGACGAGAACTCTAATACAGTTGAGTTCATAGAAGATAATTCCAGTGCAACGGCGATAGAAGCAACCAAGGAGCAGTCAACAGAGCAGACGGAGTTACCGCCATTTATGACGGCAGAATAGGAGGCTATATGATTACTAGTAACAAGGGAATAGTAATGATTGACGGTAAGGGTGCGGACATTGTAGCCGATTGGGGAGTTCTAACCAAAATGATATATGAAAAAGTGCTCCATGGTGATAAGCAGCTCTTCGACATGATACTGAATAAGGCTATTGGATGCCTTGATAAGTGCTCTACCGCTACCGATAGCGATTTTGGTGCAGTTTTAAAGGAAATCATGGAGGGTAAGCATGAGAATAATTAGTCAGGACGGAACAACAGATGTGCCATACGAGCATGTGGCGGTTATCAGGCTTAACAAGAAGATTTACTTCTTTAACAGTAATCTGGTTACCGATTCACAGGCACTTGCGGAGTACTCGACCGAGGAAAAGGCAGAGAAAGCTATGAAAATGTTAAGAGAACATTGTGAGAAAGTCGACTTCCTCAAAACAGTAATAAATACTGAAAAAGGTGTTCAATTCATAAGAGGTTTGTCGGAGACTACTTTCGATAAGATGACACAGAATCATTTTTGGTTCCCGAAAGATGATGAGGTGGAAGCATGAAAGGGCTAAGAAATTGCCCTATATGTGGTGCTAAAGCTGTTGTTCTTAGAAATGAGCCAGACGGGTTTTTATGGGATATAGTTCTGGCTGTCCGAGATACAGGTTAAACGATGGAGTACACGCAAAGAAGATGTTCTTCCATAATGTAGCCACAAAAGAAAAGGCAATCGAAAAATGGAACGAATATGTTGAGAGGTTTTTAGATGAAGCTTAAATGTATTTCAACTGGCAGTAGCGGTAACTGCTATTTGTTACAGGCAGACAACGGAGAAACGCTTATCCTTGATTGTGGAATACCGATTAAGGAGATTAAGAAAGGCTTAAATTGGAATGTCAAAGATGTTGTGGGTGTGTTATGCACCCATAAACACCTTGACCACAGCAAGTCATTAGACAATTTAAAAAAAATGTCAATGCCAGTATTTGCACCATACCAAAGAAGCTATAACAAGAAGAATTATGGCGGATTCACAATTTATCCGTTTCCACTACAGACATTGGACGGGAATTGGACACATACAGACGCAAATGGCGAACCTTGCCCGATATATGGCTTTCTGATTACTCACAAGGAAATGGGAAGAATGCTTTACATAACCGATTGTGAACTAATCAAGTGGAAGTTTAATGACATAAACCACGTTCTCTTAGGCGTGAACTATGACAAGGATTTAGTTGATACCGACAATCCGAAAGCTAATCACGTTTTCAGAGGTCACTTATCCATTGATACCGCTTGCGATTTTGTCAAGGCTAACGATTCAGACAGCCTGCAGAACGTTATTATGTGCCATTTATCAAAAGAAAATGCAGATGCCGGTAAATTTATCGAAAAGATGAAAAAAGTTGCTTATGGGGCGAATGTAGATGTTTCGGTTGCAGGGAAAAGTTGGGATTTGAAAAATCCTAGTGATTGCCCGTTTTAGAAAGGAGAATTGATATGCCGAACTGGTGCGAGGGAATGTTAAAAATCAGAGGAAAGCAGGAAGATGTATTTAATCTTCTGGCTGACAATCTTCAAGTTTGGAAAGTAGTTACCATTAGAAATGATATGCGAGAAGAACTTGACAAAGAAGCCATTGAGATAGACAGAGAAGATGAAACTATATATGTTGAAAAGACTGCACATATAAAAGGTACCCGCAGAAACTTTGTTGAGCCAAACGAAATAAATGTCTGGAAAAGAAAAGATGGAAATGCCTGTATTGCTGTGAAGTTTAAAGCAGCTTGGGGCGTAGAAAGTGAACCATACATTGAATTATCCAAAGCATACAATGTGGATATAAAAATAGAAGCATTTGAAAGAGGTATGGAATTTAGCAGATATATCCTTATCGAAAACGGCAACTTAAAAGAGGATAAAGAAACTGAATATGATGATTATGTATGGGAATGTGTAATGCCTAACCTTGGAGGATGATTAGATGATTAAAGGCAGAAAAGTCTACGACCCATTAACTGATACTTGGAGCACAGGTTATTGGGTTGCGGATGATAAAGGAAATTATTACCCTGTGTGGTAGAAAGGGGCAGAAATGGATAGATTAACGAGAAGAAGTTCTAATGGAGTTGCCGTGTATGCAGCGCCAAGTGCCGATGCAGTCAAGTGGAAGAACACTAGGTACGAAGTATTACAGAAGTTAGCTGATTACGAGGATTTAGAGGAACGGCTTAACAAGGTATATGGGGATTGCGATGGCTTGTTACTGAGAGTGGTATCAATGCTTGAGAAGCACCCAAACATTGATATGGCAAATAACACATTAAAGTCACGGCTTCTTACTGATGAAGATGTCGACAAATGGGAGGAATACAAGCAGTCAGAGGAGCAGGGCAGGCTTATTAAGCTGCCTTGCAAGGTGGGAGATACAGCTTACGAAATAACAGGAGCAACAACTCATGGTTACGATTGGAAATATCTAACTTACGAAAAAGCATATGTGCATGGGACTGTATTTAATTTAGGCAGACTTTACGATATAGGTAAAACAGTATTCCTCACAAAATCAGAAGCCGAAGCAAAACTGAAAGAATTGAGAGGTGGAGAAAAATGATTGTAAAAGAATATATGCTATCAAGGGAAGAATTGAAACATGATTTCCCTATCGGCTCAAAGCATATCATTGACGGAAAAGAGGTAGTGGTTACAGAAATTCACGACCCTATGACAGCTAATTGTATGGCTTCATATCCAATGGTATTTTTTGAAGAAGTGGCAAGCACACAGAACTATGAAACTAGCCACACTTGCAACTGTCAGCACAACAGCAATTCAAGAGATAATGAGCCTTGTTGCAGATGCGATAGCAGACAGACCAATGCCGACAGGATAAGAAATATGTCGGATGAAGAGTTAACAGAATTTCTTGTCAGATTTAAAAACACATTCGGCGAGGAATACGAGGGAGAAGCTAGTTGTATGGAGTGGCTTCAATCAGAAGCGGAGTAAATCAGCGTAAGGAGCCAGACGAATGAGATGTTGTCGAGACTGCCCTAACAGAGGTTGTGGGGCGTACCACGATAAATGCGAGAAGTACCAAGCAGAAGTAGCAAACAACCACGGAACTAATGCAACTCGAATAATCGAGAGCGAAAAGGATAGCATGAGCTTTTTGTATCGGGAAAACAAGAAACTCATGAGAAAATGGGATAAGCGAAGGAGATAAGACGATGAATAAGGTTATCTTAATGGGAAGATTGACGAGAGACCCGGAAATCAGAACAAGTGTTGCAACCAACACTACAACAGCAAGGTTTACACTTGCTGTTGACAGGAGATTCAAGAAGGAGGGCGAACAGCAGACAGCAGATTTTATCAACTGCATAGCGTTTGGCAAGACAGCGGAGTTCATTGAACGATACTTGCATCAGGGTACTAAGATAGCGGTTGTCGGACGTATTCAGACTGGCAGTTATACCAACAAGGATGGACAGAAAGTCTACACAACAGATGTCGTTATTGAGGAGTGCGAGTTCGTAGAGAGCAAGAACAGCACCGGCAGCAGTTCAAGCCAGCCGGCTTCGAATATGTCTGCTCCAGCAATGGCAAGTGACGGCTTCATGAATTTGCCATTGGGTGTAGAAGATGAAGGTTTACCGTTCAACTAAGGAGGTGCGGCAGCATGGCGAAACAAAAGAAATGTAGCACATGTAAATACAGTTGCCGTATAAGCTTTGAGGGTGGCGACAGATTCTGCCAGTACATATTGATAACCGGGCACAGAAGACCGTGTCCGGTAGGTGATGAATGTACAGTGTACGAGAAAAGCAAGCGGCTAAAGGAATATAATTTTGGCGATTGAACTAGGAGGCGATAATTTGGACGTTCAGGAAGCAATTGAAATTCTTCGTGATGAACAAAAACTACTAATCAATACAATAGCAGTATACAACAGCGATTACTTGGGATTGAGTGAAGCAAAGAAAAGAGAGCTTACAATGATAAACAAAAAAAGAATTGAAGCTATTAAGATGGCAATTGAAGCACTGGGAGGTAGAGAAGATGAAGTCTAAGAACGGTAGCATGAGTGCATTTATCTATGGCAAGCCGACAGGCGGCAGCAGATATGTAGGGAGCAAGAAGAAGCGTAAGACTACAAGAATTAACAAGAGTAAGAAGGTGGTTTCGTGACAGAGAGTGAAGCAATTAAGGAATTACAACAATACGTTGGCTTACCGTTTGAAATGGACGTATTAGAAGAAGCGGCAAAGATGGCAATACAGGCACAAGACGGTGATTTCAGTTGACGGAGTACCGGTTTGCATTACACAGAGCAACAAGAGAGCAAGTGATATTGCTTCTTATTTATCAGGTTACGAAGTTGAGATATATGATGGCAAATTAAAACGCCAACTGGACAAAATCAAAAGTAAAAATGGTTGGGATATTAAAAAAATACTAACTACCCCAACACAAATAAAGAATCGAGGTGGTAAAAAGTGATACTTCTTGAAGATACAAGAAATCAAGTTGGCAAACACGATAAGAAAAATGAATATTTTTATAAAAACGGAATTGAGGTTCGCAGAACTAAATTATACTGTGGAGATTATACATTGCCGACAAACCAGAGCGTGTGTATTGACACAAAAAAGGACATACAGGAGCTTATAGGAGATATATGTGGGAAATCGCACGAAAGGTTCAGAAATGAGCTTATAAGGGCACAGGAAAGCAATATAAAGCTAATCATTCTTACTGAAGATGATGGATGTTATTGCGACCGTAAAAAAACAATATACAACAAGCCTGTGACTTGCATAAATGACTTGTTCAGTTGGAAAAATCCGAGATTATTTATATGGCAAGGCGGAAAACAGAAATATCCAAAAGCTACAAAAGGACAGACATTGGCAAAGTGCTTGCTTACATTACAAGAAAAGTATGGCTGCGAATTTGCATTTACAACAAAGAAAAATAGTGGTTCGGAAATTTTAAAGCTTTTAAGTGTCACAGAAGCAGTATGAGAAATTTATGGTTTTGCTGAAAGCAGGTGAAGAGTAATGGGTGTAATTGCAGACAGGTTAAGGGATTTACAGAAAACATACGCAGAATACGACCAAATACTTGATTTTGCCATTGAAATTGCAGATAGTGAAGAAAACAAGCAGTGTGAATGGTATGTCAATCATACACCCATGGGGTTTCCGTTTTTTTATTACGGAGTGCGGAAAAATGAGGCTTAGCTGTGCGACAGGTATTGATATTTACTGCAATGCTTGTGACAGAAAAATTAAGATTGTTGATGATAAGAAAGTGGGTGAAAGTGAATGAGCGGAATTAAAGGCTATACAGTGGAAGAAGTAGCACGAATTGCAAAGCAAAAACTTATTAGCGATTATGAATTTTGCAAGGGCAATTTAGCTAAAATCAGACAGCGCGAAAAAGAAATCACAGATATAAGACTTGATTACAATTCAAAGATAGCAAGGTACAGGATAGAAAGTGTAGACAGAGTTCTTGACTTCATAAGAAGCGAATATAAGGCAGGGAGAATTTGCGACCTTGAGGTACTATTATGTCACTGCCAAAACAAGTTGAATGGGAATATTGACGGAATAGAATTAGACCTCGATGGGCATTTAAGAGGAGTTCCTTTTAAGAAAGTGGGTGAAAGTGAATGAGCGATGTTCCTATTGGTGCATACACATTTTCGGATTCTTATTTGAGAAAGCTTAAGAAAGATGAGTTGATAGAGCATTACAGAACACTGGAGAAAAATTGGTTTAATGAAATTAAATCAAGCAATATTCAAATTGATAATTCAAAGAAACTGCTTAAAGAAGAATATAACAAGGCAGTTGATGATTTTGCGGAATCGGTCAAAAATTTAATCGTAGATTTGTCTGTAATCAGGTTTAAAGACATTGATGAGATAACAGAACAGTTAAAGCGAGGTGATTCAGAATGAGTGGTGGAAGTTGGAACTATTTATACTCAAAAGAAATTGACGACCTCATGCAGTACAGCAACATTGAATTATTGGAAGAAATGTCTGATTATCTCAATCAAAACGGATATGAAGATGTAGCAAAAGATACAAGGCGGTTAGTTGAATATATCAAATCAGCTAAAATAAGAGTGGAAACGCTCTTTGAAATGTTAAGCCCTGTTTTTAAGGCTGTTGAATGGTGCTGTAGTGGGGATTGGGGTAAAGATAGAGTTGGCAAGGCAATAGAAGAATATAGGAATGGAAAAGGTGATTCAGAGTGAGTAAAGCATACAGATGTGATGTTTGTGGCAAATTTTGTAGCGATTGTTATGAAATAAATGGCTTTGATATTTACACTGATGATTACGCAAAAAGAGGCTATTCAAATGTTGATAAAAAGACAGTGATAAATGAAATATGTAGTGATTGCTATAACGATATTAAGACCTACATTCACGATAAGGTATTTGAAGCAGCTAAAAAGCGTATAAAAAATTCAATTAACTAGAAATCAAAGAAAGGAATAGGTTGTGCGCACATAAAACCGAGGTTTCCTTTTGGTAGATTTGAATGTATAAGAAAAAAGTTAAATGCGAGATATATCGTGATTCTATGCAGAATTACAAGAAATATGCAATACCGCCAGCACAGCTTATTATTGCTGATGTTCCTTACAATGTAGGAACTAACTTCTATGGAAGTAACCCTATGTGGTATAACGGTGGCGATAACAAGAATGGCGAGAGCAAACTTGCGAAAAAGGCGGCTTTCAATTCAGATTTTAACTTTAATTTGTATGAATACTTCCATTTTTGTTCAAAGATGTTGAAGAAAGAGGACACAAAGCCTATCGCAAGGGGCAGAAGTAGCAATAGCCCTTGTATGATTGTATTTTGTTCATTTGAACAGTTATCAACATTGATTGCCGCCGCAAAGAAACACGGATTCGTTAATTACATACCGCTTGTATTCTGTAAAAATTACAGTCCACAGGTGCTTAAAGCTAATATGCGTATCGTTGGTGCTACGGAATATGCACTCGTGCTGTATCGAAATAAGTTACCGAAATTCAGAAACGGCTTGCAGATTGATGAAAACGGAAAGAATATCAGGGGTACAGGACACATGATTTTCAATTGGTTCACTTGGGAGAAAGACGGAAAAGATATACCAAAAATTCATCCGGCACAAAAGCCTGTTACAGTTCTTAAAAAGCTGATTGAGATTTTTACAGACGAGGGAGATGTTGTTATTGACCCTTGTTGCGGTAGCGGTAGCACGCTAAGAGCCGCCGCAGAACTTGGCAGAAGTGCATACGGATTCGAGATTGACAGAAACTTTTACGAGCGTGCAAAGAATGAAATGCTTGTATTTGAAAAGGACAGTCAAATGAATATAAGTGATTTTATAGGAGATACAGTATGAACTTGAATAATCAAATGAGCATATTTGACTTCACAAGAGAACCAATCAGCATAACAAAGCCTATTCGCTTAATAGAACTTTTCGCCGGCTACGGAAGTCAGGCAATGGCACTAAAGAGAATAGGTGCTGATTTTGAGAATTACAGAGTTGTTGAGTTTGATAAGTATGCGATAGCAAGCTATAACGTAGTACATGGTACAGATTTTCCTACAATGGATATAACAAAAGTTCATGCAGAAGATTTGAGTATCTGTGACACAAATACATTCACTTACTTACTTACTTACTCATTCCCTTGTACGGATTTATCAGTTGCCGGAAAACAAGCCGGAATGTCTAAGGGTAGTGGTACAAGAAGCGGTCTGCTATGGGAAGTTGAGAGGATTTTAACTGAAATCAGGGATAGTAACGGAGAACTGCCACAGATACTGTTTATGGAAAATGTACCACAAGTCCATAGCCAAGACAATATGCCTGACTTTAGAAAGTGGTTAGATTTCCTTGAAAGTTTGGGATATGTGAATTACTGGCAAGACCTGAATACTAAAAACTATGGTGTAGCACAGAATAGGGAAAGATGTTTTATGTTCTCGTTCTTAGGAGAATATAATTACAAGTTTCCTAACCCTATACCACTCACAAAGCGGTTAAAGGACTATTTAGAGGATAACGTGGACGAGAAATACTACATTAACAATGAAAAGGCACAGAAACTTATTCAGACGCTTATTGACAATGGAACATTACCAAATACAATCCTTAGCAGAGCAGATTTGCGTTGATGGAACAATCAATAAGCCACAACAGAGAGAAGTTGCAAACTGCATACCAGCAAGGTACGATAACGGAATTTCAAAACACAGAAAAGCCGGGAACCTCGTTGCCGAGAATGAATGCAATGCTTAATTATAATCATGTAGATAAAATTGGTAATGATGTAGCCAAAACATTGTGTGCTAGAGATTACAAAGGATTTGGAACAGGCTTTGATACAATGAATGGAGTGATTGAAGTAATGGCAGATGTAAATGTAATAGGCTCTCTTGAAGCAAAATTTGAGAGCACCAACAGAATTTATGATGTGGGGGGGGGTGTAGTCCAACATTGAGTACAATGCAAGGTGGCGGTCAAGAGCCGAAAATCCTTGAAAGTCAGATAGTTGCAATGCGTGGCAGAAATCCCGATAATCCGTCCGACAGATCCGCTGGTAGTCCAACAGAACAAAGGTTAGAGGTAAATACGCAAGGGACCAGTAATTGCCTTACAAGTGTGCAAAAGGACAATCTTGTGATGGAAGAAGCCATACTGCAAAGAGCGAGAGGGTTCAACGCGGGCGGCGAACATAAAATATGCCCACCTATCACTGCTAACAGTTTTCAGAATAACAATTTGCTCAAATGCAAATACCGTATCCGCAAGTTGACACCGAGAGAATGCGGCAGGCTTATGGGAGTATCAGACGAAGATATTTCCAAAATTGCAGCAGTAAACAGCAACACGCAGTTGTATAAGCAATTCGGGAACAGCATTGTCGTAGATGTTATGTGTGCTATGTTTGAGAATTTAAACATAAGTCAATAATAAAATGTGTTTGAAAATATGCAAAACGTATTTCAAACGAAAAAGGAGATTAGGTGATGGCAGACAAGAGAATGTTCTCAAAAAAGTTAATAGATTCGGATGCGTTCCTTGATATGCCAATATCGGCGCAGGGTTTATTTTTTCACTTGTGCATGAGAGCGGATGATGACGGCTTCGTGGATGCACCTAAGAGGATTGCGCGGGAATGTCAAGCGTCAAGCGAGGACTTGCAGACATTGATTGACAAGCGGTATATTTTGACGTTCCCCAACTCTAACGTCATTGTAATTAAGCATTGGCGGCTACATAACACCATACCTAAGGACAGATATAAGCCTACACTGTACACGGAGGAGAAATCGCAGATAGGTGTTAAGCCTAACGGTGCCTACACAGATGACCCGGCTAAGATGGTGAGCATGAGTGCTGTTCAAAGCTCAACGCCGAGAACCAAGAACACGTTTAACCACTTTTCGCAAAGAGGATATACGGACGAACAATTCAAAGAGATGGAGCGAAAAATAATACAGAAAGGAGATAAAGATGGCGGCTAACGAAATATATTATAAACGCAAGGCGAACCATGAATGTACATATTGTGGAGCTAAACTGCCAGACAATTACAAGCTTTCAAAGTGCGAGAATTGCTTGAAAACTGATAGCGAAATGACTAAATACGCAAGGAAAATGGCAATAAAGGCAGGGCTATGTACAATATGCAAGACAAGGAAAGCACGCCCGGGCAGAGTAACTTGCGAAATATGCGGACGAAAGAAATCAGACGAGGTTATGGCACGACGAAAGCGGCTTAAGGCACAAGGGTTGTGTACTATGTGCGGGAAAGTGCCGCGCACAGAAAGCTCCTGCCTATGCGAGGAGTGCAAAATCAAATGGAGGGGGTATAACTATTGATGGCAGCGACAATAGCTTTTTTGACCGGCACGATATTATCAGCTATGGCAACATTCCTGATAGTAGGAGCGAGCAAAAACAATGCAATCATTGAAGCATACGAAGAGGGCTACAGAGATGGACTAAATGCAGTCGGAAACGGAGTAAAATATGACGAGGTTCGCTGACAATCTCCGGGTGCTTATGGCACGGCAAAAGGTATCGCAGTTTAAACTTGCCAGCGATTTGGGCTTGTCTCAGGCACAGGTGAGCAAGTATTTATGTCGCAAGGCATACCCTAGACCGCATACGTTAGATAAGATAGCAACGTACTTTAATGTGAGTACTGATGAACTGGAATGCGAAAGAATGTGAGGAGCGACAGACAATGGCTAAGAGCGACAAGAAGATACACGAATACAGAATGTCGGGTGCGGCGTGGATATTAGATATCGCACAGAGATACGGCATTGACGAAGCGGTTAAGGAATTGAAGCAGAGGAACGCAGAATTTATTCCGTTTGAAGTATCGCACGAAGAATTAGAAGCATGTACGCGAAGAATAAAAAACAATGTTGTTGATTCAATATGCCTGTTATCGGCAGTCACGCTCCGAGATGAGTTTGACTTTGGACGTTCAAGGCTAAACAGATTCATTGACAGATTCAACACCAAGGCTGAGTGCCTTGCTGATGACGATGTGAGTTGGGCCGACATGAGACAGACGATGCGTGAGGAGTGCGGCTTGGATTTCAATTGGAGAAGAGAAGAGGGAGAATAGGAGGAATAACGGCTTATGAAGCTGTCGAAGCTGACTAAGCCGGAGCTTGATGCAATTATTAACAACGCCAACTTCACAGAAGAAGAGATTGAAGTTTTTAAACTTCTTGCAAGGGGCAAAACCATAACGGAGATTGCACAGCAAGTATCGGTATGCAATCGTACAGTGAACAGGCGAGTGGAAAGAATTAAGTCAAAAATCAGCAGATTGGAGGGGTAATCATGGTGATTGTGACACGAAACGGCAAGGAGATTAAGACGGGCGAAATCAAATTGCCGGACAAGACCAAAGAACTGATTGCATCAATAATTGACAATCAGTAAATATGAGCGTAAAATGTGCCGTAACGCGATAAGTACGGCACATTCTTTTTAAGAGGAGGTTAAACGATGGAATGTGTTGCGTACATGAGAGTATCAACGGAGAAGCAAGCCGAAGAAGGTAACGGATTGGAAAGTCAAAAGAGGGATATTCTCGACTACTGCTCCAAGAATGAGCTGATTGTGACAGATTGGTATGTTGACGATGGTTACACCGGGGCAAATATGAACCGCCCTGAGCTTCAAAGGCTTGTTGCTGACTGTAAGCATAAGAGAATATACTGCGTGGTGGCTTTTAAGCTCGACAGATTATCAAGGAATATGATTGATGGTCTGTATATGATTGAGAAAATATTCCAACCGAACGGTGTACAGTTCAAGTGTGTGCATGATAGCGTAAGCTACGACAGCCCAATGGAACAGGCGTATACTCAGATGATGGCGGTATTTGCACAACTTGACAAGAATACAATGATGTTGCGTATGCGTGGCGGCATGTTGGAACGAGTGAAACAAGGCTACTGGATGGGCGGTGGCAATCTGCCTTATTGTTACAGTTATGACAAGGACAGCGGAATTTTGATTCCTATTCCCGAACGCAAGGTACAGGCAAACAAAGCCCTTGAACTGTACATCAAGGGATATTCAGATATAAAAATCTGCAAAATATGTGGGTATAAAGGTGAGAAAGTTGTTAGGCAGATACTCACAACTCCAGTGAATATTGGTATGATACCGTACAAGGGCAAGATATATCAAGGTTTGCATGAGCCTATATTCAACAAGGAGCAGTTTGAACTTGCGCAACAGTTGAGAAAATCTCGAAGCTGCAATAAAGCAAGTTGCATAACTGAACCTAACCTATTGACCGGGCTGTGTTATTGCGGTGTGTGTGGATGTGCCATGCGATATCAGAAGTGGACGCACGGAAAGCACAAGATATATTGCATGTCAAGAAATAAGGCTATGTCTTATCTGCCAAACCACAACCCGGACTGCAATAATTCACTCGAATGGGCGGACGATATAGAGGAGCAAGTCGAGAAAGAAATGCTCAAAATATCGCTTGACTTATCATCGTACAAGCCTAAGGAAAAGGAAACAAAGCTTGATATTATGCAGTCACAGCTTGACAAGGAACAGGCGAAATTGAAAAGGCTTTACGGCTTGTATGCGGATGGCAACGACACAGTGTTGAGCATGATTAAAGAGCTTGAAGCAAATATATCTGCGATTAAGGAGAATATATCGGAAGAATGGAAAAACTTTTCCGTCAAGCAGAAGAACACTATTGTATATGATGAAATAAAAAAACTTGCCGATGTTTGGGACAGCATCGACAAGAAGCAAAAAAATATGATACTTAAAACTATAATTGACAAGATAATCATTGTCAATGGCAATATTGAGATACAGTTAAAGAATTTTTAGCACTTACTGTATGCGGTTCCTATGGCGGTATGCTAGTGCTAATGCCGTATTTATCGCGTTTTTTCAAAGAAGGAAATTGGATATTTGTCGCTTTTATGTCGCCAAGCTGTCGCTTTAGGCGGCTTTTTTTATGCCAAAATATAAGCAAAAGGAGGGATAACCGATGTTGTCAGATAAGGTAATTGAGAAGATTTTCGCGAAAGAGGAAATTCAAAAAGCAGACCTGATGACGGTATCGCTTATTATCCACGCAGTTGGCGAAGCTATCGAGGAGGTAGAAGAAGAAAATGCAAATGAACAGTCCTCAATACAACAATCCTTATAACATTCCGAGCTATTATCCACAGCAGTACACAGGTTATCCACAATACTTACAGCAAATGCAGGCGGCAAGGTATCAGCCTCAGGAACAGCCGCCGGTGCAGATGCCCGGAGCATATCAGCAACAGCCAGTAGGCATCAATGGGCGAATGGTACAGTCTGTCGAAAACATCAACGCTAATGAAGTGCCTATGGACGGCTCAATGGCATTCTTCCCTAAGCAGGATATGTCGGAGATATACGTCAAGGCTTGGGACGCTAACGGACTAATCAAGACGATTGTGTATAAGCCCCAAATAGACAATAAATCTGTGCAAGCGGTAAATACTTCACTTGATACGGAAAAACTCAAAATTGACCTATCAGAACAAGCCACAGCAGGCATTATGCAACGCTTTGATGACTTATCGGCAAAGATTGAGCAGTTGGAAAGCAAGGTAGCTTTAGGGGCACAGCGAAAAACTACACAATCGCAAAGTAAAAAGGAGAGTGACGAGGTATGACCAACCCAATGCAGTTAATTCAAATGATGCGTGGTGGCAATCCGCAGCAGCTTTTACAGCGAATGATGGGAAATAGTCAGATTATGAGTAATCCTATTGCGAAAAATGCCATACAAATGGCGCAAAAAGGAGACACCAATGGAATAGAGCGGATGGCAAGAAATTTATGCAAAGAAAAAGGCTTAAATGCCGACGATATGATGAAACAATTAAAAAACAACTTCGGAATGTAGCATATTAGAGGAATACCCGGGAACCTCTTTATGAATAAATTAAACAGGAGGACAAAATATGTTCAACTCAAATTGTGCATCGGTTCCGTTAGTCGCCAATATTGACGGAAACAATAACAATGGCTGGGGCGGTGACGGCGGATGGCTTTGGTTTATAGTCGTCATCTTTGCTATCTTCGGCGGCTGGGGCGGCGGCTTTGGTGGTTTTGGTGGTGGCACTAATGGTGGTGTCGGCAGTGAAATTCAGAGAGGATTTGACAATCAGGCGGTTGTATCTAAGCTTGACGGTATCACCAACGGCTTATGTGATGGCTTCTACGCTATGAATAACAGTATGCTCACAGGCTTCAATGGTATTAACACAAATATCATGCAGACCGGTTATGGCATACAGCAGGCTATCAATGCTGATACAGTTGCTAATATGCAGAACACCAACGCTTTACAGTCACAGCTTGCGAACTGCTGCTGTGAGACAAGAGAAGCCATTCAGGGTGTAAACTACAATATGGCAACCAACACCTGCGCTTTGCAGAACACTATGAATAATAACACAAGAGATATTATCGACAGCCAGCAGGCAGGAACGAGGGCAATCCTTGACTTCTTGACGCAGGACAAGATAGCAACACTCACAGCAGAGAATAACGACTTACGCAGAGCTGCTTCACAGGATAGACAGAATGCACTTCTGACTACAGCTATGACAGCACAGACAAGTCAAATTCTTGACGCTGTAAGGCCTACACCAGTTCCGGCATATCCAGCAGCTTCACCTTGCGGGCTTGGCAACTGGTCACCGAATGTGTTGGCAAATGGCTATGGCTGCAACAACGGTTGCGGTGGTTGCAACTGCTAGTAACAACTGAATAATTGAGTATCTTAATTGAGTTTAACTCGTTTCTAACTCGATTTTAACTCGGTAATGCCGAATTAAAACAAGGTTAAAACAAGAATTTAAACAAGATTATGTCTGCTAAGCAGTATTACTTATAACCCAAGGGCAGACTATAATGTTTGCCCTTATTTTGTGAAAGAGAGGTAAAAATAATGGAAATAACAGGAATTGCATTACAGACTGTTTCAGCCGGCGAAGATGTTGCATTTACAGAAACACCGGTATGCGGTAGTAAATGTATAATCCACAGACAGGGCAGTGGAATCATCAAGTTAAGAGGCATCACTAATCAGTGCAAGGCTAGATTTTTAGTATCGTATTCCGGCAACATTCAGATACCGACAGGCGGTACAGTTGAAGAGATTTCACTTGCCATAGCAGTAGATGGAGAACCTTTGCAGTCAACAAGAATGGTCGTTACGCCTGCTGCCGCAGAGAATTTATTTAATGTATCGGCACAAGCATACGTTGATGTGCCTTGTGGCTGTTGCAGTACTGTAGCGGTGCAGAATACATCGGCACAGGCTATTGAGGTTCAGAACAGCAACTTGATAGCAGTAAGGGAGGCTTGACGTAAAATGCATATTGAGAGAATACACAGAATGATTGAGTGCCTTACAGAGAAGACACTGTCCGAACTTGACAAAGGCATTGAAAACGTAAATGTTGAGGAAATGTCAGAAGCCGTTGATATGATTAAGGATTTATGCGAAGCGGAATATCGCGCGGTTATTGTAAAGTCAATGAAAGAAGCAGATGAGGAAGAGAAAGAGCATGACAAAGAACTTCTTAGAGTTTTAAAAGACGAATACGGCGAAGAGGGTGGCAGACGCTACTACGATGAATACCGCTATATGCGTACTGGCAGGTACGCACCAAAAGGCAGAGGCAGTTATGTCGGCAGACGTGGTTATGAGGAGCCGCCATACTGGCACAGATACCCGGGCGATATGACAGATATGGATTATGACAGCATGGAGCGTATGAGAGACATGGACAGATTGAGCCGGGGCAGAATGTATTACACCGACATGTCAGACCGCATGGGAATGATTGACCAGCCAAGAAACGGCAGTTCTACGGAACGTGATATGCGTGAGGGCAGAAGTGGCATAAGCCGCAAGCATTACATGGAGGCTAAGGAACAGCACAAGGCAAACACCCAGCAGGACAAGGACGCGAAAATGCAGTCACTTGACGAGTACATGAGGGAGTTGAGTACTGATATGGTGGAGCTCTTAGCCGACATGACACCTGAGGAACGCACAATGTTGAAAAGCAAAATGTCAGTGCTTATGACTAAGATTTGATTTTTAGAGGTAGGGGCAGAAATGCTCCTACCATTGTGAGGTACATTATGTTTACAATTAACGGTATTGATTGGAACTTGATATTTGTAAATGGCGCAAGCCCTGATTTATTGCGTTCAGACGGCACTACAAGCCTTGCTGTGACCGATTGGAACCGCAGAAGTATATTTATATCAACCGCACCTAAGGGAGCTTATTTAAGACGTATAATCGCACATGAGCTGTGCCACGCATTTTGCTTTAGTTATGACATATCAATGCCGATTGAACAGGAAGAATATCTTGCGGGCTGGATAAGCCTTTACGGCACTGATTTAGTATATTTGCTTGACAGCATCATGTCGAGCCTATCACGGAGGGCAGTATGAGCGCAGAACAGCTATTAGAATACATTCAGAGAACCAACCCGGAAATGACAATGGAGCGTATGATATACGAGCTTAGTCAATGTGAATATGCGGCTAAGGCTGTTATTTTCACGGCGCAAAATCAAGTGAAAAAATTAATGTGAAATTTTTCATATCTCCCTATCTGCATAAAGCAAAATGAAAAAATCGAAATCAGATTTCCGCAAAATCCGACTTCGATTTTCGTTTGCATTTTCTCAAAATTCTTGATTTTATTTAATATTTTTCGGCAAAAATTTTCTTGCTAAAAATTTTGATACCCCCGTATGTCTCAAATTCAAAATGTGAAAACCGATTTACGATTTTGTCAAAATTCGGCTCTGATTTGGTGTTGTTTTTGAGCTTAAAACAGCTCAGCATGGTGATGGGACCAGTACAATACCACACCTTAAAGCCGCCCGGCTCTATCTATGGCAATAAAGTTAGACACAGCGAACAGACCGCCAAGCAGCATTACAGCATAAACTGTCACCCATTAAGGGTGCAATTATCCGCTTGATGATAAAATAGCACTTCGATTTCAAATTGTCAAGGAACTACAAAAAGAGAACTTTATAAGTTCTCTTTCAAACTGCTTATTCCTCCTCGATGGCATCAAGCACCATCTGGATGGCGTACTCACGGGAGCGCATCTCAGCACCGTCCCGCCTGTTCGCTTCAACCATTTTATTGGCTTCGATTTCCGCATCGGTGCGGGTGTAACCGCAACTCATGAGCCAGTCAATTATTTTGTCCATGGTAAAACCTCCCTTGTTGAATTTTCAAGCCCCAAAGTGGAGCCGATACCGCCGCCCGGTAATGAACCAGGGACATCCTCTGCGGCGGTGATTTTTACAAGCCGTAAAATTTAAGCAGTTCGGCTTTACGTGCATCGTCAAACACAACCTCGGTTTTTCGAACGCCAAAATCACAGAATAGCCAAGTGTCGCCAGCGACTATCGAAACCGCTAACCCTCCTATCAGCGCGTGGTCAACACAGCCAGCGACTGCATAGGCTAGCATCTCAACCGCATCCTTTGGTAGACAAGTCAACATAAGCGCCTCACTTGTAGCCGATTTTCTAGCTACGAACTCCATTATTTTATTACTAGATGTAAACGCGTCATTACAATTGTAAATATCTAGTTTTTTCATTTTTGATACCTCCGTATATTTAATTATCTAGCCGATTTTATCGGCTGAAAAGTGACGGGCGGAATCGAACCGCCCATGTTGGCACCTGTCGTCACTTGGCTAGTTCGCCAAAATGGTTCTAGCCATATTAAACACCCAACGTCTGTTACGGCTATGATGTTTAAAGTCGCCGTCTTCGGCTGGCATCCTCTGCGGCGGCTATTTTTTACGGCTGTAAAAATTCTCACAAGCCTCGTCGAACTCCTCCGGCTTAGCAATGAAGCGAACGCGGTAGCCGTTGCCCCGGAGAGCATTTGCATAGGCTTTCTTCGTTGTAAAAGTATCATTTTTTACAACTTGTATCTCGCCCTCGTATCTCACACTTGCTATTAACATCATATATAGTCACCTCCTTGTTTTTGGGTACAACAAACACATGTTCTGTATCTGCTCTATTTCCCTTTCGTTGATATTATAATATCACTTTTAACAGTGATAGTCAATAGGTTTATCACTTTTTTTAGAAATATTTTTATTGACTTTTTTTTTAAACTGCCATATATTAAAAACACAACGAGGAGGTGATGGGATGCTTAAATATAAATTCAACGTGGGTGATGCCTTGGAGCGCGCCGGCTTTAATACTTACAAAGCCAAAACAACTGGACTGATAAGCCAAGACGCATTAAGGAAGATTAAGAATGAAGATACGGGAATTAACTTAACAACGCTAAACAATCTGTGCTTGATACTGGACTTGCAGCCGAAGGACATTTTTATATTCGAAGAAACAGCAGAGGAGCGCGAGAAGAAATTAAAAATTTTTTCAAAAAATTAAAAATATCACTTGCAAAAGTGATAGAGATATGTTATTATAATGATGTCGGAAGGGAGAAGATAAGAATTTCCGAACGTGTGTTTGTTGCACGAAAAATTAAAATTTGGGAGGTTCCAAAATGGATTTTAAAATTCAGTGGAGAAGAGAAAACAGAGCCGCCGACCCAGCAGCAGTTATAAAAATTAAAAAAGTTCTCAGGGAGCTGCCGGAACTCCTTGAGAACGACACAATCACAATTAACCCTAGTGATTGTGATTTCATCGAGCGATGCGCAGACGAGTATTGCTCGAAGCTCCGGACATTGAAGTTCGGATATGACCCAGAGCTGGCAATCAGGTGTGTTGTCAGTGACTGGGAACGCAGCGAGTTGGAGGCACTCGGTTTGCGGTAAGCAGTTAGGCAACCGCCAGAGGCGGCGCACTGCCGGGGTTCAATTCCCCGGGTTGCTTTTTAAAAATAAAAAAATAAAGGAGGATTTAAAATGTCAGATTTTAAATTCGATGATAAAAATAGAACAAAGTACTACACGTGCAAGAATTATCTTGCGGCAAGGTGTGAGTGCCTTGCAAGCAAGATAGAATCACAGACAGGCTTATCTTGTCTGCATGACGAAAGCTCATGCTACGGTATGAGCAATTATCTGACAATTTCCGACAATGACGGAAATTGTTATAAAATCAGAATATCCGACCACAACCCGACCGGGAGCGGCTCACAGTGCGACTATTATATTAATATAGTTGACCGCACATGGCGAGAGATAAAATCAGATGCGTTAAGAGCGGCATCCGATTTTAAAAACAGTCTGCCGAGGACTGTTGAAGAAGTAAATTTCAGGGCTTCTAGTTCAAAACTGACAGCTTCAATTTCAGAAGCGTTTGAAAACTTATATTAAGAAAACGAACCGGGCGAGGTTAAGAACTTTCCCGGTTCGTTTTCTGCTGTAAAGTGCCTATTAAATTAAATAATAAATGGCTCCTGCCAAGTCACGACCGATTGAAAGCGTACCAAGCGATAACGGTCAGCACTTCCAGCTCTCACAGCATACATGATTTACGGCTGATTGTCAACATATCAGATAGTATATTGATGTATTTTAAGCATTGACAAGTCCGAGGCTAACTGATAATATCATAGACGGACGAGGGCGAAGAACTCATGGCAGTATCGCAAATAGCACATTGACAACCGCATATCTCACACATTTACTTCTTTAGACCAATAACAATTCGTTATGTGGTCTTTTTGTCGTTCTGTTAATATCTCAACAATGTATCTTATTTAATCCCATGTCTTTAAGTTATTTATGTATCGTATATTATTATAAAATTTACTGTCATAGATTAAGAGCCTGAGCCCTTATATTATATTTATTAATATATAGGGCTGCCGGGCACATGGACACAGTCCACATCATTGCATTAACGTAATAAAATCTGTATACAAACCGTATACAGTTCGTTGTCAAAGCGTAGCCTAGAGAAGACTAGATAAGATTAGACAAGGTAAGATTAATGAGAATGTGTAAATAAATAATCAGTTTTTAAAAAACGTATATAATTATATACTGTATATGCGATTAGTACCAAAGTACTATGCTTAAATACCCCAAAGTTATAATTTATATAGATTTTCGATATAGGCAAGGCTTATATCAAGTGCTATGATAATACCAGTGTGAGAGATAACCCGGAGATTATAACAGTGGAGGTGAATATATCGTGAATGATAATAATATTATATATGATACCCAAACAATTAGAACAGTAGACGATATGCGTATTATCGCTAGTGATATAGTCACTGATTACTGTAATAGACATGGTATTGATGAGAATGATATTTACCCGTCTATATGGTCTGATATAATCGACGAGTTATATATCAGTTTATTTAAACCATGTAATCGGTTATTGAAAACTGATGATAATTTATATAATCAGTATGATAAAGAGAAAGTTGGATATGTTTATAATTATATATATAGGCGATTATGTAATAGCCATTGTCAAGAGATAACACAGAAGGGTTTTTGTGATATGACAGGCATTGATAAGCAGACGCTGTATAATTGGCTAAGCTCTTCGACTTTCGACCTGCAGGAAAAAATCATGCAGGATAATGAGGAGAGCCTCTTCAACTTGATGAAAGACCGGCGATATAATCCCATGAAGATACTGCCGAAGCTGAACAAGGTCCATCACTGGAACATGCCGGGCGTCAAGGTCGAGAAGCCAGCCGAAGCACTCGGAGCGGACGCGTTAATACAGCTTGGACAGCAGCCGAGGCCGCTTGAGCTGTCAGATAATAGTTCAGTGATAGACAGTGATAATTGATGTTTTATCTCATGCAGTTGTCACACAATTTAATACAATTCACAAACGCCCTATTTACAAGGGTTTGCGGTTCTGTAGCCCATTGTAAACTGTTCGCAAAAGTTAGGTTTAACGAATAGTTGAGCGGAGCATAATGGAACGATAATGCTATTGTATGAATTGTTTGGGAATTGTGTATAAACGGACTGATGGCACGAGACCAGCCGGGGTGGGGGTTATATGGTTGCTGGATATGCCCCCTCTAAGTCCTCTAAACTCCGACAAAAATAAAAAGACCTTTTACATGGCATGAATAGGGATGTACACCTGACAAGCTGTAAGCCTTAACAGTTTTCATGCCATAACATTAAGGCAATATCGAAAAGGCAGGTATAGACATGAACGACTTAAAGATTTTTGAAAGTCCAGAATTTGGAATAATCAGAACAATAGTAATTGACGATGAACCGTGGTTTGTTGGAACTGATGTTGCAAAATCATTAGGGTATGCAAAACCGTATGACGCGATTAAAACAAATGTGAATGACGAGGACACCATTATAACGGGTGTCTCAGACGCGAATAACCACACACAACAAATGATAGCAATTAACGAATCAGGATTATATGATTTGGTATTTGGAAGCAGACTACCGACAGCGAAGAGCTTTAGACATTGGGTTACATCTGAGGTTTTGCCATCAATTCGTAAGAATGGCGGTTACATACAGAATCAGGAGCAGATGACACCGGAACAGATTGTTGCAAACGCTTTGATTGTCGCAAATAAGATTATTGAGGAAAAAGAAGCAAAGATTGCTGAGATGAAGCCTAAAGCGGAATATTTTGACAATCTTGTGGACAGCAAGCTTTTAACAACTTTCAGAGACACAGCAAAAGAGTTACGCATTCCGCCGCAGCAGTTCACGCAATGGCTTGTGGAAAATGGCTATCTGTACCGAGATAAGCACAATTCATTGAAACCTTACGAAAAGTATCGCAAAGACGGATTGTTCCAGTTGAAAGATTTTTCGACACCTTTTGGTTATTCAAATGTTCAGACTTATGTAACTGTAAAAGGCAAGGAAACATTTAGGCTTTTGATTGGAGGAATAGCAAGATGACAGGTAACGAGTATCAGCAGTTAGCAATGAGAACAAATGATGGGTTAAACACAATAAGGCTTGCTCTAACCATGAATATTAACTGCGATATAATTATAGCACAGTTGTTAAACGGCGTATTGGGGCTTACAGGTGAAGCCGGCGAAGTATCAGACCTCATAAAGAAAGGCATATTCCACGAAAAAGGCATAGACCTTGAACACCTCAAAAAGGAGCTGGGTGATTGCGCTTGGTACTTGGCAATGATATGTGACGCATGTGGATTTACGCTTGATGATGTCATGCAGACGAACATTGATAAACTCAAGGCACGCTATCCTGAGGGCTTTGACACATACAGAGCTAACAATAGGGCGGAGGGTGATATATGATAACGGATTTGGTTGTATTCGGAATTTTATGTAGGATTGAAGCTCCTACATGGTGCTTTGTAGCAATCACTATATCGGTTTTAATCAAGGTAATCAGTTTCGGCATGAACTTAGGTGCTAGGCAGTCAGAAAAAGCCTTAGACGAGGCGATAAAGAGGTCATTGAATGAAATATCAAGGCAAAGAGATAAATGATGAGTGCTCACGTTGCGGCAACATACTTGATTGCGAATTATTTCGCAAAGGTCATGGCATAGGTACAGAGCGTGAGCATGTGGCAGATATGCTTAGATGTCAATTTAAGCACAAGGAAAGGCATGATAAAGGCGATGGGAATAATTAGATTTCTCGGTTTGACAGCTTTATGGTTATTTATAATCGGCATAACAATAGTGCTTATAATGCTTTTTGCCATAGGTATAAGAGCACTTATACAGATGTTCAAAGACATGTAATTTTGGGCTATCGTCAAGCGGTAAGGCACAGCACTTTGACTGCTGTATTCGTGGGTTCGAATCCCACTAGCCCAGTTTGGTCATGCAAATGACCATCGGACTTTTAAGTCATGTTGTTTCATAAACTCCACCTATTAGCGGAATGCTGTTAAGAGCCGTCACAAGGCTCGATAGGTTTATGGGTTTTGTTGCTGTAGTTCCCCAGCGCTCCATAACACGCTAAAAGAATAGCAACAGTGCGGACAACATAAGCCGGGAAGCTTGCGACACGGCTGATTCTCGCTGTCGCCCAGTCTGCACTTACGGGATATAGTTCAGTTTGGCAGAACGCTCCACCTGGGATGGAGAGGTCGTAGGTTCAAATCCTGCTATTCCGACTGCCTCGAATGAGGCACAAAGCAATACTCCTTTTTGATTCAATTTTCGTGTAGCCTTGCTGCCGTTCGGCAAGTAAAACAAAGAGCGGACATGGCGCATTTGTCAAGTGGTTAAGACACCGCCCCTTCACGGCGGAGGCGTGAGTTCGATTCTCTCATGCGTCATTTAGGCACAAATTGTCTATTGGCATGTAGCTCAGTTGGTAGAGCAATCGGCTGTTAACCGATGTGTCGTGGGTTCAATCCCCACCTTGCCAGTTGGTTCACGATGTAACCTAGCTTCACAACCTTATAGGTCAAAATCGTTGTAAAAATGTGATGTTTCGCGCGTAATCTGTATGCGCGAGTTGATGTGTGGCGGAATAGGTAGACGATAATCAGATATACAAGACTTCGCTCGGTGAGACTGCGTAACGATATATGCAAGCGAGATAGCGTGAAACATCCCCTTGATTGGTTGTGAAAGCAATGCTACCCATTATACCAATGGATGCGGATAAGTTTGGAAGATGTTCCCATAGACTTGCACGAAGGGTAAAACGAGGCGTCGGTACACGCCTATTGTATATTATGTGTGGTGCAAATCCACACCGCATCAATCTTTTAGTATTGGCACTGAATTACGGAGGACTACAATGGACTATTTTGGCATGTATAGAGATATATGGACATTCCACAAAAAGTACATCGACAAGATAAAGTTTGCCGATGATAAAATGTGGGCTGAAATAGTCACAGAAAGTAGTGAACTCGGCAAAAGATATGATAACTGTGGCTTTATTACGGCATTGACAGTGAACGAGGTGAATGAATTTGAGAAGATTAGCAAATCTGTACATCCGATACAAGACTAAAAATTTAAAAAGAATACCATTGTTTACGATGACATTTAATTATCTAAAGTATAAGGCTGAGGGAAAGAAAGATAGCTGCATGTTTTACGCACACCCTTATATTGCACAAGATGAATTTGTAAAGAGCAAATTACAGGAAGTTGTTGACCATATCAGGGATAACTATGATTTAGAGATATTTACGAAGATTTGAGGTGCAATATGAAAGATTGCTCAATTTGCAAATATTGCGATATAGATTATGATTTTGATGAAGAAGAATGTGACGAATATCCAATATATATATGCCAAAAAAGAAACGACACATCACTTGATTACAAGTGTAAAGACTTTGAACGATACAGTCCGCAAAAATATAAAGAGAAAGATACAAAGTGCGATAAATGTGAGCATCTTGAGATTTGTCTTGATAATGGCAATGTTATTGATTGCAGGACAGTTTGCGATACAAGAAGTCATTATATAGCTGGTAGAATGGGGTGCGTTAAAAATGAATAACTGCAATTTAACCACCTGCCGATACAACAAAGACAATAAATGCACAAATGATGAAAAGAGAACAGAGCGTATTGAGGTATCTGTAAAAGCAATGGGTGTTGATGTTTCTGTTGATGCAGTTAATGAGTATGCAAAATCAATCTTAGGCAGATACCCTAAAGACAATATGGAGTTTTCAAAAGCTTTAGCAGTGAAAGTCCTAGAGGAAACAAAATCATTAGCAAATAGCATGAAAAAAGGGCGAGATTGTGAAAACAATGCTACTTGAAAGACATATAAGTTTTTGTGAAAGCATATTAAAACAAATGAAATAGAAACTTACCGGCTAACAAACAGAGTTAGTCGCTACCCTAAAACAAGACGAAGAAAATAGTCTCTAAATAATTTCCGAAACACTAAGAGGTGCGTACAATATTGGTGTGCTAAGAATAGCTTTTACTACTGACTACGCATATTACCGGCTACAGATTGATGTAGTCGCTACCCTAAAACAATTATAGGCAGAGGTCTATAAGCACCTTTGCTGTGAAAGCGAGGTGCTTTTTCTTTTGGCATCTGAATATCTGAAGCAAACAATCCAAGGATACGAAAACTACATAAAGCAAAGCGGAATAGATGATAAGGTAATCGGAGCATACATAGACGCGTCAAAAACGGCGTATCTGAACGAAAAGGATACAGAGTATGGGTTAAAGATTTCTAAGCGCTCTAAAGAGCTTATAGAACAGTATGTGCTAAGTTTGGCTAAGATGTCTATATGGGATTTGGATTCACTGGCTAACCAAACAAAGAAAAATTACCAAATCCTTGACAAGTACTATGACTTGTTGAAATTAGAGGCACCATATCTTTTCCACAGTTATCTACTGTATCTCGAAAAAAATAGGCAAGAAGAAGAAAAATTTTATGCCCCGAAAATGGAACAGTTAAACAGGCATGGTCTGATTCAAGCTTTACAAGACCTCGAAGATGATAAGCTTGACCTTTTATCTATCTCAATGCCACCCGGCACACAGAAAACCACGTTAGAGAAGTTTTTTTGTTCATGGATAATAGGTAGACACCCGAAAGATTATAGCTTGTTTTTCTCACACTCTGACGACATTACAAGAATGTTTTATGATGGAGTTCTTGATATAACTACCAATAGCGAAGAATACACATGGAGCGAAATTTTTCCTGACGTAAAACTGCAAAATACAGATGCAAAAAGACAGCGTATCAATTTTGACAAGCCAAAAGCGTTCTCAAATATACAATGTACATCTGTCGGCAGTAAGAATGCCGGTAAGGTTAGATGTAACAGATATTTGTATTGTGATGACCTTGTTAGTGGCATTGAGGAAGCACTTAATAAGAAAGCACTTGATAAGCTGTGGCGTATATATGGAACTGATGCAAGGCAAAGAAAGCTGAATGAGCAAGTTAAGGAAATCCATATTGCTACACGTTGGAGTGTACACGATGTTATAGGGAGATTACAAAGAATTTACGCCAAAAGCGACAGGGTCCGTTTTATCGCGGTTCCTGATATTGACCCGGTTACAGGAAGAAGTAATTTTGACTACAAATATAATGGAATGTCGGTTGAGTTTTTCCACGACCAAGAGCTTACTATGGACGATATTTCATATCGTTGTTTGTACAAAAATGAGCCAGTTGAGCGTGAAGGACTACTTTACCATGATGACGACCTTAGACGTTTTATGTCAATGCCACTTAGGGAGCCGGATGCAATCCTCGGAATCTGCGATGTTAAGAACAAAGGAACCGACTTTATGTTCTTGCCTTGTATGTACCAGTTCGACAACGATTTTTACTTGGTTGATTGCATCTGCGATGATACGACAGATTACGGCATACAGTATAGCCGCTTATCTAACATCATTGTAGACCACAAAATGCAACAGTGCGAGTTCGAGAGTAATTCAGGAGGAGACAGAGTATCCTATGAAGTTGCTCAAAGAGTTGAAAAAATGGGTGGAAGATGCAATATCACAGATAAGCCGACCGAGACAAACAAGGAAACAAGAATTATTGTTAATGCCGATTGGGTCAAGAAACACGTCCTTTTCAGGGACAAAGAAAAATATAAGCCTAAAGAAGATTACGGAGTTATGATGTCATGGCTTTTGACTTATTCAGTAGTCGGCAAAAATGACCATGACGATGTGCCGGACGGCTTGGCTAACTTTTGCCTTTTCGTTACAAGAGGTAGCTTAGTAGCTAAATGTGAAGCAGCAGTTAATCCATTCAGGAGGTGACACTATGACGACAAAAAGTATCTTATCGCAATATATCGACATTAAAGATGAAATCAGGGAAGTAAGAGCCAAAATTGACCGATTGGAAGCAGATATTCAGAGGATAGAGGACGGAGAGAAAGTTGTTGACAGTGTCACTGGCGGTCTTGGCGGCACGCAGCATTTCCGGATTGAGGGCATTCCATATCCTGAATATAGTCGCAAAAAGACTTTGCTTTATTCAAGGAAAACCACTTTACAGTTGCTTGAAGATGATTTGCTTACAAAGACAAACGAAGTCGAACAGTTTATAGCGAACATACCTGATAGCCGCATGAGAAGGATAATAAATCTCAGGTACCTCGAAAATATGTCATGGAATAAGGTCGCAGACCATATAGGCGGTGGCAATACAGAGGACAGCGTAAGGAAAGCATGTGAGAGGTTTCTGAAAAGCAACTAAAGTTGTCCGATATGTCCGCTTGACGATATGTTATAGTTATACTTGTAAAGTTCGTTCAAGAGCTTAATATTCACTCCTCTTAGGGAAAGCATCGTCTTAATGGCGGTGCTTTTTTGCGTGAAAGGAAATTATGGGAAACGATAAAAAGAAAATATACTGTCCACAATGCCACCGCCGGGTTGCGGAGTGGGACGGAAAATATTCGGGAAATATAATAGTTGGTTGCCGTAAGTGCCACAAAAAGGTTGTGTATTACACAAATACAGGCATTACGGACATAAAGCCATGGGAGCCAAGAAAAACGGCAAGTGGCATGACATATTTTTAAGGAGCAGATAACTAATGAACCGTGGAACACTTCAAGACCTTGTTAGAGGTTGCTATGGGCGAAAAATTGCATACACCGATGTAGATACAATAACTGCTAACAATGTTTTTAAGGTTATTGGAAGTACTATTGGTATATTTAATTGGAATAAACCAATAATTAAGTATCTGTGGGACTATTACAAAGGCGACCAACCAATATTATACAGGCACAAGCTAAATAACGAAGATATTACAAACAAGATTGTAGAGAACCACGCATATGAAATTGTCCAATTCAAGGTAGGACAGACATATGGTGAACCAATCCAGTTTATAAGCCGCAAAGATGATGAGACTATCAATAAAGCTGTTGATATGCTTAATGATTTTATGGCAGATGCCAATAAACAAGAAAAAGACATTAAAGCTGGAGAATGGCAATCAGCAACAGGAACATCCTTTAAGGCTGTCCAACCTAAAAATGGCGATGTGCCATTTAGAATTGTAGCACCCACACCAATGAATACTTATACTGTCTACAATGAAAGCACAGAAGAACCTATGCTTGTTGTGCAGGAACTTAAAGACGAGGACGGAAATTGGTATAAAATGGCATTCTCCGACACCACATCATTCAGAATTGTTGACAGCAAAGTAGTTGAAGCAAAACTACATACATATGGTGAAATTCCTATCGTTGAGTTTCCTAATAATCACGAAAGAATATCCGATATTGAGCTTGTTGTAGGTATGCTTGATGCTATCAATAATATGCAGTCTAACAGAATGGATAGCATACAGCAGTTTGTCGAGTATTGGGTTAAGTTTGTGAACTGTGAAGTTGATACAGAAACTTTCAATAAAATGAAAGAGAGCCATGCCCTTGTTGTTAAGTCTATCAACAAGGACAACAAGTCTGATGTCGAGATTATGACACAGGAGCTTAATCAGACACAATGCCAAGTTGCTAAGGAAGATTTGTGGGATAACACATTATCTATATTGGCTATACCAAACAAGCAGGGCAACACAGGTGGAGATACTCAAGGAGCGGTCGAGTTAAGAAATGGATGGGATTTCTCTAAGACGAGAGCAAAGCTAAAAGACCCCATTGTTAAATCATGTGAAAAGCGATTGGCTGTAGTGGTTCTTAATATATTAAGACTTGCAGGAAATGATTTAAAATTGTCAGTTAGAGATTTTGACATACAAATAAATCACAGTCCGCAGGACAATATGTACACTAAGGCACAAACCCTTACAGTACTGCTTCAAAGTGGAATACATCCGCTTATAGCGATTAAGACAGTAGGATTATGGGGGGATGCAGAAAAAACATTCTTGCTATCAAAACCATATCTGGACAATATATACAAGACTATTGAAAATGCAAAAGAGCAAGAAAAGAAAGCACAGGAGATAGTTAATCAACTCAATAATAATCAGCAAAATAAGGCAGTTATCGAATAACCGGTAGCTGCTTTTATTTTATACATTTTGCACCTATGCGGTAAATAGGAGAGAAACTCAGCAGGAGCGACCTGCGGTAACAAAAGCGTGAGTTTAACGGAGGTAATTATGACAAGAGAAGATGTATTGAAACTGTTTCCGGAAGCAACAGACGAACAGGTTACAAATCTGCTTAATCAGAACAATTCAGAAGTTGCCAAGGAAAAGAACAAGGCGAGCCAGTACAAGGCCAAGGCTGACACAGCAGACGACCTGCAGAAACAGCTTGATGAGCTACAGGCTGGCAACATGACAGAACTTGAAAAGGCAAATAAAGCCTTAGAAACAGCTAATCAGCAGATAGCAGAATTACAGAAATCTAACGCTATCAGAGACCAGAGAGAAGCAGCTATGACTAATTTTAAGATTACTGCTGAACAGGCAAAGGCAGTTGTTAAAGATGATGGAAGCCTTGATTACACCGAACTTGGCAAGATTATGTCCGAAAAAGAAACCGCTGCGGCACAGGCTAAGGAACAGGAGATTGCTAAAAATCAGGATATTCCGGGTGGTGGCAGTAATAAAGGCGGTACAGATGGAACTGAAAGCAAAGGCGCTGAAATGGCAAAGAAATATAATCAGCGCTATGTAATCGAACAATAAGCAAGGAGGTATAAACGTTATGGCTTATATGAAAACTACTACTTACACTTCTGGTGTAAACATTTTAGCAAGTGAAGTCGGACTTGTGTTAAAAACCTTTGAGGGAACACAGGCAATGGCAACACAGGTAGATGATAAGAAGATTATCAAGGCAGGAACTGTGGTTCCCACAAATGACGCTTCTGCAAAGGGAATTGTCTTTGAAGATGTTGATATTACAGATGACGCAAAGAAGCCTATTTCTGTAATTATTGCAGGCCGTGTTATTAAGGCAAATTTGCCTGTTGCAGTAAATACCAATGCCGAAACCGCACTTAAAACAAGCGGAATTTACTTTGATTAAATTACGGAGGTAAAAACAGTATGTCTAGTGTATTAACAATGATTACAGATAAGGATAGACTGGACTTTTCCCAGAACTATTCTATCGCAAGAAACTATGTAGGTGATAGACTTTTTCCTGACGTTAAGACAGAAAACCTTGAAGCAGAATACGAAAGGCTTTCCGAAGGTATGGATTTACCTACTGCAGCTATGGTTCATGCGTTTGATACCGAAGCTGCTATTGGTGTCAGACCGGGATTCGAGAAAGTTAATGTTGAGAAACTACTTATTAAGGAGAAAATCAACCAGTCTGAAAGACTTCGCCAGCTTCTTAATCATGGAGTAAGAGAAAGCAATCTCATTGATTATGTGTATGATGATATGGGAAGACTTTCCGATTCCGTAAAGACAAGAACTGAAATTGCAAAAATGGAAGTTATGTCTACCGGTAAGATGACCATTAACGAAAACGGTCTTAATTTTGCTATTGACTTCCAAGTCAACAAGTTTAAGACACTCAAAGGTTGGGAAGACCCTACACATGACATTCTTGGTGATGTTGCGGATATGGTGCAAATGGCTCTTGATAAAGGATATGTTGTAAATACCGCATTAACTTCTACCAAAATGCGTTCTTATATGCTTAAGAACGAAGGCATTATGAAAGCTATTAAGGGTGCAAATTTTGTTGGAATGGCTATTACTCAGGCAGAAGTAAATAACCTGTTAATGAGCCTGTATGGCATTTCTTTGGTGATTGATGATGATATGTACGGAGTTGCCAATAAGGAGAATACCACAAGAACTCCTAAGAGATTCTTGCCCGACAATGTATTTACTCTGTATGTTTCTAACGGAAACGGAAGAGTTGGTACTGGATTATGGGGTGTTACCCCGGAAGAGGAAAAGGCAAGTGCATTTACCAGTCTTTCCATGAAACAGTTCATTACAATTTCACAGTGGGCGACACCAGACCCTGTTGCTGAATGGACTAAGGCAAGCGGCGTGTTTATTCCTGTTCTGCCTAACCCTTACGGAATCGTAATCGGAACACTGACAGAGGGAGAAGCTGGACTTGATACTCTGGTCGTAAACAGTGCAGCAAGTTCTTCTGACACTGGTTTCACCAAAATTACTGTAAGTCCTTCTAAAGATTCTAATAATTCTTACAAGTACAAGGTAGCGGATGATTGCAAACTTCCTCCTTATCTTGGAAACGTGAAGACTTACGCAACCTGGGACGGAACTTCTGAGATTGAAGCACAGACTGGAAAAGAAATTATGATTATCGAATGTGACCCTAACTATCGCGCTGTTAAGGCAGGAATCGCTAAAGTTGTCGCAAAAGATGAATAAGAGGTAAATCATGGCAGAATACACCACATTAGAGCAAGTCAAAATCAGACTTAAACAATTTCATATTGATACAGTCACAAATGATGATGAAACAACATCTGATGTGGTAGTGTTCGATAGCAAAGAAGATAATCCAATAATCGAACAGCTTATTAAACAGGCTACAGAAGATGTAAAGGCAAAGAGAAATTATCCAGACAGCTACACAGATGAAATGATAACCGAGGACTTGAAGAAATTTGAGAGTGTTATCGTTAATCTGGCTGTCTACGACCATTCACAGGCAGGTGAAGCATTTATGGCAAGCTACAATGAGAATGGTGTCAACAGAACTTGGAGAGATAGAGACAGCTTATTTGTTGGGGTATTTCCTTTTGCTAAGGTTTTATAGAAGATTGTGCGTTACCAATATGGTAGCAGGCGGCACACTTTAAGGGTGGTGGGCGGTGTGCCAATTTTACGATTACAGGAGAAACAGCATAATGGATTTTTTATTGCAGACATATACAATCGCATTACCTGTAATACTCGGATATATAGTATGGCTTTTGCAACAGCAAAAGAAAGGTAAGGACGCAAACAGCAAAGGAACAATGTTACTCTTGCGTGTGCAACTCATTGAATATCACGACAAATATATGAAGTTGGGTGAAATACCTTCTTATGCGTATGACAATTTCGTTGAGATGTACAACGCATACCACGCATTAGGTGGTAACGGCATGGTTACGAAGATGTATAACGAGATACAGGCATTACATTTAGGCAAAGCAGGAGGTAAGGATTGATGGATATTACACAGGTATCAACAGTAGTTGCAATCGTTGTTATCACTTACTTAATCGGGTTAGCTGTTAAGGCAATCCCACAGATTAAGGACAACTACATTCCCATAATCGTAGGTATTGCAGGCGGTATCTTAGGTATTATCGGTATGTATGTGATTCCTGATTTCCCGGCAAATGACATTCTCAATGCTATTGCGGTCGGCATAGTGTCGGGGCTGTCAAGCACAGGCGTAAATCAGATTTACAAGCAGCAGGTAAAGAAAGATGCTTGACATCAATAAGCAGAACATGAAGTATTCTCGGCAAGGACAGCGTACAGTTGTTTATGAGACTGACAGTGAGGGCAACATAATCTATGAGGGCTACACTGACAGCGAAGGTAACTTTATTCCGTATCTTGATGACGATGGTAATAAGATACCGCGCATCAAGGAGGAATACATAGACTATTCACTGCCGGTTGCTTTCAAAGCAAATATCGCCTTTAGCGGCGGTGAAGCACAGGCAGAAGAGTATGGCTTTAATGTGGCAGACTTTGATGCAGTCATGCTGACGGAACGCAACGAGCTACCATTGAGCAAAGGTGATGTTATATGGCTTGATAGTGAAATTGGTTACAAGGACGAGGATAAGGTTCATGTTGACGAGATTACAGCAGATTTCATCGTTGTCGGAGTAAAACCGTCCTTGACTTCCACGAAATACATGCTGAAAGCTCAGGTGAAGTAATGGCAAAGCATAAGATTACAGTTAATGTATTTTCGCAGAAGTCCATTGAGAACGCAATAAAAGGCTTACAGAGCTATCAAGATTATCTGACGTATAAATGTCAACTACTTGCGGAAAAACTGGCAGAAAGAGGCGTTGAGATTGCGAGAGTACAGGTTGCGGAGCTTGACGCAATATTCACAACTGAATTGCTTTCAAGTATTCATTCTGAATATAAAGGAAGCGTAAAAGGTGGCGGCGTATGGGCGGTTGTAGCAGACAGCTCACACGCTGTTTTTGTTGAATTTGGAACTGGCGTTATCGGCAAGGCACAGCCATATAAAGGCACATTGCCTGAGGGCGTTACTTGGGAGTATGCAAGCGGTAAGACAATCAGACAGCTTGCAGATGGGCGTTATGGTTGGTTTTACAAGGGTACGGATGGCAACTGGTACTTCACAGAGGGTATGCCGTCAAGACCATTCATGTACAACACAGCGAATGAGCTTAGGTCAATCGTTGTCAGTGCAGCAAAGGAGGTATTCAAAGACTAATGGCGAGCGAAAATTCATGGGCGTATGACATTGAAAGCACAATATATTCCATTGTCAAGGCTAAGACATACTCGGCAATTAAGAAGAAATACCCCAACTTGCTGTTTACGAATAAAGGACAAAGTGACAGTTCACCGACATTTCCAACGGTCTACATCCACATGTTGGCACCAACGGAGCAAGGGCGAACGATTGACGGACAATCCATTAACGGCTTACTTGTTACATTTCAAGTTGACGTTAGCACGAATACGAGCAGTTCGGACGTGCGTTGGGTAACAAGCGAGATTGCCGAGGTATTCAAGGCTATGCGGTTCGAGGCTAAACCGATGCCGGAAACCTCATACGCAGACAAAATTTACAGAAGCACCGCGCGTTTTAGGCGTGTTATCGGTGCAAATGACAGATTGTTATAACTAAGAGCTTTTTAAGGCTCTTTTTTTATTTTCATTTTTAAGGAGGAATACAAATGGCAGTAGCAGGTATATCTACATTAGGTGTTACGTTTGGTTACGGCACTGAAACAACAGCCGGAACTAAGCCAACAACATTCACACAGCTTACCAGAATTAATACTATTGGGGGAATTACTATTGACCCACAGACCATCGACGCATCAGCACTTGAAGATATGGTAACAAGAAGTATTAAGGGTAGAGCAGATACAGGCGGTACATGGACTGTTACAATCAATCTTACAGACGAGACAGAAGCAGAATGGGAAGCTCTTATGACAACGTATAAAGCTCTTACCGGCGGCAAGAGAATGTGGTTCGAGACGATTTTTAAGGGCTTGACCAAGAGCTTTTTTGTTGTGGCTCAACCGCCAGATGAGATTCCACATCCATCAACAGACCAGAATGGTCTTGCAACAGTTGAAATCAACCTTACAATCGAGGAATACAAAGGACTTGACACAAAGGTGGAGCTTACACCGGGGGAATAGTAAGTCATTCAGCTAATATGGCTGTACTGAATGACGATACAGCCGATGATTACTTGTCAATATACAGCAAGTAAGCGATTATTTGACAGAGAAGGGCGGTCTACGGACTGCCCCTTTTCCTATGTGAATCATAGGAGGAAAAGGAGAGCATAATGATAACATTTGATATTGATAACAAGGAATATAAGTTAGAGTTTGGCTTTGATGCCGCAGAAAATAAAGACATCGTGCAGAAGATGTTCGATTATATGACCGGAGCATACATTTATAAGGAGAACGGCAACACAATCACCGCAATGTCTAATGGTGCCGGTAAGATGGTTGCTGATTATAGCGAGGTATGTCACATGGCGTTTTATGCCGGCTGCTTACAGCATAATCAGGTCACTAAGGCAGAAGCTAAGGCTCTGACACGAGAATATATTAAACATAAGAGAAAGACCGACAGCAAGTACGGTTATTATCAGTTATTTGATGACATTAAGAAGTGCATGGAGGACGATGGTTTTTTCGTTTTGAGCGGTCTTCAGGAGACAATCGAGCAGATGAACAAGTCGGCGGCGGAGCAACTGGAGCAGATGCAGAAAGCAAAGGGAAAGAAGTAAATTTCCACAAGCTGATATGGGAAGAATACTTCCCGCTTGCGTTTTCTATTGGCATAAGCCTTGAAGAGTTCAAGAAACTCACACCTAAAACTTTAGGCTATTGCTTAGAGGGTGAGAAACTTAGACGCAAAGAACGAGACAGGGAAGTATGGCTATGGACAAGACAATACGGCTTGCCGGCTATCATCATCGGTACAAGAGGCGGTGCATGGGGCAAGGATAAGGTTGAATATCCTGAACAGGCTATATATGTTGCACAAGACCCAGTGGAGCAAGAACGGCTTGCAGAACGAAAAAGACAGGAGCTACTTGCACAGCTTATGGGTATGCAAGAGAGCTTTGAACGCAATAAGAGAGAAAGAGGCGGTACGGAGTAATCTGTGCCGCTTTTATTTTTATGACGAGGAGGTGAGAGAATGGCAGAAGTTGACAGCTTGGAGATTGGGTTGCAAGCAAACGCCAAAAAAGCAAATGACAGCATTGAAACCCTTATCACTAAGCTTGGCATACTTGCATCGGCATTAGGGAGTGTCAACAGCTCACAGCTTGGTACATTGGCTATGAATGTCAATAATTTAGGCGCGTCCATGAAGTCGATAAACGATGTCGGCACAGCAAGCTTTACAAGGCTTGCAAAAAACATCACTAAAATAGCAAGTGTTGACAGTTCGGCACTTAATACGGTTGCAAGCTCACTTAATTCCACGGCGAGCGCATTTAATCAGTTTACGGCGGTGTCTGAAAATGCGGCGCAGATTGGTGAAGTTGCAAAGAACATATCCAAGCTCGGAAACAAGAGTGTACAGACCTCAATTACCAACATGCCGCAGTTGGCAACTTCGCTTACAAATTTGCTCACAACGCTTGCAAGTGCACCGACAGTAAGCAATAACATCATCCAGATGACTAACGCATTGGCGAATTTAGCAAGCCAAGGGTCAAGGGTAGGTTCTGCTTCACGGACAATTCAAAGAAGCCTAAATGGGCTTCAGAGAAGCGCACAGACGGCAACCAAAAGCACATGGTCACTAGCTAAGGCGTTCGGTAAGTTTTACGCTTCATACTTCATGGTTGTTCGTGGCATTAAGGGCTTGTGGACTTCGATTGAAAGCACCACGGACTACATCGAGGCGTTTAACTACTATGCGGTTGCATTTGGCAAAATCGGTTCCGAATGGGGCAAAGACTTTGAGAAGTTCGGCTATGACAATGCCACTGATTATGCGAACAGCTTTTCAGACAGAGTAAGTGCATTACTTGGTAAGCTTTCGGGACTGCAGGTTGATGTTGAGGGCGGTTTGCTGACAGCAGACGGCGCAAAGAACTTAGGCTTAAATATCCAAGAGGTTACGGAGTTTGCGTCGCAGCTTGCTTCGGTAACTAATTCACTTGGACAGACAGGAGAGACAACCACAGCAATAGCCAAGTCAATGACAATGCTTGCAGGCGATATAAGCTCACTTTTTAATGTTGACTACTCATCGGTAGCCACCAACATACAAAGTGGCTTAATCGGTCAATCAAGGGCATTGTACAAGTATGGTATTGATATTACCAATGCTACACTTGCGACATACGCATATAACTTAGGAATTGAAAAGTCTGTATCAGAAATGACGCAGATGGAAAAGCAGCAGTTAAGAGTACTTGCTATACTTGACCAGTCTAAGGTTTCATGGGGTGATTTAGCTAATACAATAAACAGTCCAAGTAACATGATTAGGCAATTCAACACAAACGTCAAAGAGACAGGCATGGTATTAGGGCAGATTTTTATACCTGTCCTTCAAAAGGTTATGCCTGTTGTTAATGGTGTGACAATCGCCATTAAGCGTATGCTTGTGAGCTTTGCAAGGCTTATGGGTGTCAAGATTGATTTTGACGCTTTCGGGCAAAATGGCTATAAGGACACCACGGACGGCTTAGAGGATATGGCAGACGGCTATGATAGCGTGGCAGATGCGGCTAAAAACGCACAAAAGGGTGTTCGTGGATTTGATGAGCTTGAAAACAGAACCACAGGAACAAGTAAAAGCGGTACTTCCACCGGTACAGGCGATACGATTGACCTCACGGACGAGATTGTTAAGGCTACAGAAGAATACGAAAAAGTTTGGAACGATGCTTTTGATAAGATGGAGAATAAAGCCGAGGCATGGGCTGATAAAGTGCAAGGCTTTTTTGAGCGCATGTTCAAACCGCTTAAAACATGGGGCAGTAAAATTGACTGGAAAAAGCTTAAAAACGGCTTTAATAGCGTTTTAGACTTTGCTAAGAAGTTTACAGTTGGCACAGGTTCAGGCTTTTTGGATTTCATCGAGGGCTTATCCGACATTGGCGCACCTGCTATCAATTTGTTAGGTGGTGCTGTAGAAATATTATTCAAGGCGCTTAATTTAGTCCCAGCTCCAGTGTGGCATACATTGGGCGGTGCTTTAGGTGGTGTGTTAACAGCTCTTCTTGCGTTTAAAGCTTATTCCACTATTGCAAGTGGTATAAATACTGGCTTAGGCAAATTTGCCGATGCAATTCTGAAAATATCTAACGCAAAACCAGTTAGTGTCGGTGATGGTGTTGGTAAACTTGGTACAGCAATAGCTTCATTAAGCACAGGCGGCTATGTTGTGCTTGCTGTTGGCGCATTAGCAGCGGTGGCAGGAGCTATTATATCTATTGAGCAAGCCTATAAGAACAGCATTGACACATTCACGCAAACAAGTGTATTTGATGGTCAAGGTACACCGATAGGCGATATAGCACAACAAGTAATCGACCTTATCAATGCAACCGGAACGTCAAGTGAAGATATGGCTAATTTTGCAACGGAGCTTGACAGAGTAAATACAAACTTACAAAGTGCAAGTGAAGAAGTTGAAAATCTTAAATTCAAGTTTGACAACTTAGATTTAAAGAACATATCTGATACGGATATAGAAGATATGCGTACAGCAGTCGGCGACCTTGCTTCCGCATTGCGCGATGATTTGCATGTTAGTTCCGATATGGCATGGGACGCTTTGACTAAGATGTCCGCAGATACAGCAACGAAGTTAGGGGTTAGTGTGGGTGAAATGACAACCATATTGTCGAATTTTAATGCTAGATTTAACGGCATTTACAGCGATATGGAATCGCAAGCTAATACGATTTTTGACAAAATGCTTAGCGGCGAAGCTACGCAAGCAGACGTTGACGCACTTAATGGCTTGCTTGATGACATGAATTATCTAAGCGGTGAAGCCATAAAACGACAGGTTGACTTGCAAAACAGCTTTAAGGACATAACAAATATCAATTTTGGAAGTGTTGAAGAAACCACACAGGCAATCGCACAAATAACGGAAGCAGGGCAAGCTAAACTTGCGGAAGTTGACGAATATTACCAAAACCTTATAGGGCAAGCTGATGAATGGAAAATATATACTCAACGTGCTTTGGAGCGCGGAAAAATTACTCCGGAAGAAGCAGGGCAATACCTTGACTGGATTGGTAATCTCACGAAAATATATGATGCTAACTGGACTGAGGAAAGAGGCAACATTACCGAACAGATAAACACAACATTTGATTACATACAGTCACAAGTTGAAAAAGCAGGAGTTGAAGCTTTCCAAGAGGCACAGACAAAAGACTGGGGATTTGCTGATTTATTCAAGAATCCAATACAGGATGTTGTTAAGAGTGTTAATAAGAATATGGTACAGCCAACTATTACCGCAATCAATCAAGGAAAAGAACAGATTGGCATTGAAATATCCAAAGACAATCATTTGTATGAAAGATGGCTTGACAATGCTGCCATATCCGAAAATGATGTAAGCGGTTGGGCTATGAAAAATGCTAATGCTATCGGAAATGCAGTATTAGCTAATGCCGATATAACTACCAAGGCTTTTGCTGAAATGGCAGGATATGACGTAAGTGGCTATACAGATACAATCGAAAAATATCAACCTATTGTAAAAACGTCTCTGATAAACATGAATAACAATGCAATAATGGGTTTGCTGGATGAAGCAAATACTAAAATGCAAAATGTAGGTAAATCAGCTGTTACAAGTTATATCGGCGGTGTAAATAGCAATTCTCAACAGCTTATTAAGCCAGTAGCCGGACTTGCCAACTTATCCCTTAGTACTTTTATGGAGGCTCAAGGTTCGCAAGGCAATAAGCCATCATCGGGTTTTAGTGGAATTGGTAAAAATTCCATTTTAGGCTATATACAAGGTATTGATAGCCTCGAAAAAGTTTCAACAGATAAAGTGTCCAGCATGGCAGCTAAGTTGAGCACTACTTTTGCAGACAAAGCAACTGTCAATATGCCAAGTATTGGCGTTCAAGTAATGACCGGGTTCCTTAATGGCTTGACCTCAATGGAGCAGTCAGTATACAGCAAGGCAGACGAGATAGCCAAGAACGTAGCAAAGACTATCCAATCCGCCCTTGACATTCACTCACCATCAAGGGTTATGTTTGAACTTGGTGCCTACACCACAGAGGGATTTAAGGAGGGTATGGAAAGCCTCTATAAGCCAACAGAGCTATCCGTTAAGGATTTTGGCTTTGGCATGGTTGAAGCGGTTCACCCACAGCAGTTGTACAGCGGTTATGCCGATTACACACCGAGCGTAAGCACATCGACAAGTACCACTACACAGAACTATTACAATACAAGTTCGAGTGTGGACAATGCCGAGACAAACGCACTACTGAGAGAGCAGAACGAGTTATTGCAACGCATACTTGCCAAGGAATACGGCATAAGCAAAAGCGATATAGGCAAAGCTTCAAGAGAGTATGCAAGAGACTTTTTTAAGCGGACAGGGCGTGACGCTTACACATTTTAAAATTGCGTAACTCATTGAAAATTATGCAATTATAATGTATAATGAAGTCACAATTTAATTTGTAACATTATAACGAAAGCATTAAAGAATACCAGTCGGCAGGCTGGCGGCAGAGTTGGTGTTACGAACAGTAAGAGGATGCAGGCAGAGTGAGCTTGAAGTAATTCCCTCAGCAGATACATTGTAGAAGTGTACCTGTTGAGGGTTTTTTATTACAAATCATCAACAGAAAGGAATGATATTATGTTAGTAGAAACAAGAAAAATCGCCAAGAACAAGGAAACAATAGTTGTTAGCAGTCTCGATGTGGCAGAGACATTTGAGAAAGAACACAAGCATGTTCTTGAAGACATCAGAAAAATTTTTGAGACTTTGAGTACAGCCGAGATTTCGGCTCTATTCTATGAAAGTGAATACACAGCAAGCAACGGCAAGAAAAATCCAATGTACCTTATGAACCGAGACGGCTTTACACTTTTGGTAATGGGGTATACAGGTGAAAAGGCTATGAAGTTTAAGCTGGCTTACATCAATCAGTTTAATGCGATGGAACAGCTTCTTACAGGAAAACTGATTGAGCGCGAAAAGGGCATTGCAGTAAGGCAGTCACTTACTAAGGCTATCCAGCAGTCAAATGAGAATGAGCGTATGCATGGACACGCTTATTCTACATATACCGACATTATTTACAAAGTGATATTCGGCAAAACAGCAAAGCAGTTAAGGGAAGAATACGGCATTGACAAAAAGGCTAATTTAAGAGACTGTTTTACAGCTGAGGAGCTTGCGAAAGTTCAGTCCATAGAAATGATTGTCAGCGGTCTTGTAAACTGCGGTTGGGGTTATGACGATATAAAAAGTTTTATTACTAATCCGACGAAAAAATTACTTGTCGCATAAGTTGACAAACCTCTCATATCGTGTAATAATGAAGTCACTACATTATATGGGAGGTATTGTTATATGGAAGAAAAAACCACTAAAACCGACAATCAAAGCAAAAACAGTGAGGATATCAAAATAAATGTAATATCCATACTGCTTGGTTTAGCTTTTTTGTTAGGTATAATTTTGGCTTTAACTGGCAGATTTATGATTTTATTGTGGATAACAGGCATTTTTTTAAGCCTATTTTGCTTATTTTTGAGTATAAGACTGTGCTTTGATGTTCACGCAATCAGAAAGCACCTTGACAGCAAGGAGGACAGATAATTATGAAAGCACTTAAAGTTGGAGTGGTTGTTTTATCTGTCGCTTTAATGGTTTGCGGTTGCAATAGTCCTCAGGGCAACACAGAGACAACTACACCAACAGAAACCACAACCGAGAAAATTCCAGAAACAACTACTGTTGCAGAAACGACAATCGAAGTTGAGTCGTCTGATGATTACGAGGGTGAAGAAGAATATTACAGTTTTGAGAAAGACATTACAAATGGCAATGTTGATATTACAATGATAGTAGATAATAAGATAAAGTTTCTTATTAATGCCAAGGCTGATAGTACGGATAAAGCAACTATCATGTATCTTGCAATCATTAATGTTATTAAAGGAATGGAAAACACCGATGCGTTGGTAATTGTGGACACCGATAGCGGTTCTGTTTCATACACTCAGGCTGACGGAGAACTTACATCAATAAGCAGTACAGACAAGAATGGAAACACGATTTTGGCTTTACCTGATTGGCTTAATCAAAACATAGACATGACATTGGAAGATAATGTAAATTGCTATAATGACGTATTAAATGTTTTTTCGGAATTTGCTTTAAGCAATAAAGGCGTAGAAACATCTGACATGGAAAACGTACAGGAAACCACAACAAATATTGTAACTACAACGCAACAAAACGAGGATATTGAAATACTTGCCGAATATACACTTGCTGATGGCATCGGTTGGTACACATATCATTTTTTAGTCATTAAGAATAATACAAACAAAACTCTTAATGTTAAAACAAGTTCAAAAGCTTATGCGGAAGATGGCTCAATACTTAGCGTTGCTAATTCTGAATTTGATGCACTTGGTTCCGAATGTACTTCGGTGATTACAGAAGCTTTTGAAACTAGCTCGGAAATATCTTCTTACGATACCAAGATAACAACCAAAACGGATGGTTGGTATGACTCGGTTATAGAGGACTTATCCTATACAGAGTCAATTATAAAGGATGGTGTGATATATGAAGTAACTAATAATGGTGATAAAGCGGCAGAATTTGTCGAAGGCTATGTTTTGTTTTTTAACGGAAACAACCTTGCTGATTGGGATTACAGCTATTTTACAGATGATGATTACGAGATAAAACCAGGCGACACGATTTCAAAACAGTTGAGTTGTTATAAAGCTTTTGACCGAGTAGAGTTTTATTTAGACGGAAGAAGATAAACAAAAAGGAGCTGAAAAGCTCCTTTTTGTTTGAAAAATTTTAAAATAATGCTTGACAATTATTGCAAGGGCAGTTATTATTATAACATAAATATTGCAAGGGCAATAATTGAAAGGAGATGATTTTATCAGTCCAGCAGGCAGACCGCCAAAGGAAAACCCAAGAAATGTAAACCTTAATATCCGAATTACTAAGGATGAAGCACAAAGGATACAAAGTTGTGCAGATGAGTTAAGGGTTACAAGAACAGATGCAATTATGAAGGGTATCGGTTTGGTGGAAAAAGAATTAGGGAAATAAAAAGAGTAGTCACTATAAGTTTTGACCGACTTGCGACTACTCAAGGCACAACTCCGTAAAGGAATTGATAAGCATATTCTATCATTCCTTTGCGGAGAAATCAAGAGGTTTTACACAGAAAGGAATGGTATGATATGGCAAGAATTAACTGGAGAGAAGAATTTGACAAGGTAGACGAGGAAAACATGAGACTGCTTTGCGAGTGCAGGAAAGAGCAGTTGAGAAAAATCATTATGCAGGTTGTCTTGGATTGCGATAACGAGAAGCACTTAGACAATATCGCAATTTTCGTCGCCGCTACGAATGACAAAAGCGTAGAGCGTGTCATGGGCGGCTATGAACTTATCTCAAAAGAAAAGGCAGGTGTTGCATAATGGAAGATAATAGAGCATTACTCCACAAGATGATTGACAGCATAACAAGTTGTGGAACACTGGAATATCTTGCTACATTTGTAAGATTATTTTTAGAGAAGTGGGGGTGAGTGATTATGAACAAATATGAGCTGCTTGCAAGTGCATTAAAGGCAAATAACCCTGATGAAGCACTTAAAATATTAAAGAAATGTGAAGAGTATCGTGAAGATGACACATTTAACACTTTGTATTTTGCAGTTATAACCTGTGTAACAGATTGGCGACTGTGTAGAAAGACAGGTGATAATGACAATGAGTGAAATTATCACTATAGAAAATACGGAAATGCAGATTCGTGAATGCAACGGTCAGAGAGTTGTCACGTTCAAGGATATTGACACAGTACATCAGAGACCAAGCGGAACGGCGAGAAAGACTTTCAACAGAAATAGGAGCAGATTTGAAGTAGGTAAGCATTATTTTATGCTTCAATTAGGAACAGAAAATGCTAATGTCCGTTTAACGGACATTAGAAATATCATTGTACCAAGCAGAGGTATAACAGTATTGACAGAGCGTGGCTATCTGATGTTGGTAAAAGCCTTTACGGATGATTTGTCTTGGAAAGTGCAGGACGAGTTGATAAGCGGTTACTTCAAGGCTAAGGCACAGCCACAGACAGCGGTTGCGCCAGTGCAGGTTGAGGATGCCAAGTACAACACAAGCAATACGCTGGTGCCTAAGGTCAAGAGTTGGTATATCCGCAACAGAAGCAACCTTGAATGGGTTGCATATAAGACGAATTGCAAGCTTTCATACGTTTGCCATAGGCTCTTAAAGCGCATAGGCGAAGAGTATGACCTAGATGCGGCAAAGAAGATATACGAAGCGGAGACCGGACACGCACCGCAGTACCCACTTGATATTGTGGACTATTTCCCTCAATTATCAGCAATGGCTACATGGTGGTTGAATGACTTGATTAAAGTAATTGAGGAAGAAAATAAATGAACAGACAGCACCCTAGAAATGGGGTGCTGTTTTTTGTAAGCAATTTTTAATGGGACAATTTGTCCCTTTTAAGCATTGCAAAGGTATGTACGTTAAACGTACTTTTAGAATGTATTGTTTGATGAAAGGAGCATAAGCGATGGAAAATTCAAGAATTGAAATCAAAACAGACGGAGCTTTTTCACAGATATTCATTGACGGCAAGAAACTCAATGGTGTAAGAAACTATAAGTTAGAACATGCGGCAGGCAAAGCGCCAACATTAACACTAGACCTCAACGCATTTGATGTATCAGTTGACGGACAAATGCTATTGATACAGAAGGGTGTCGGTGAGATTGATGTGAGTATAAAGGGGTAGCTGATAACTACCCCACAGTTTTAGCCCGAAATGCTTTCAGGAGCATTTGAAGCAATAGGACATCGAGGTAAATCGCAATCATTGCCACAGCTAATATAATCGCAACTTGCAATACCTTTGGCATACTCAAAGCGTTCAGTTGTTGAAGCGTTGATGTAATTAACTTTAATCGAATAGTCCTTGTTTTGGGTTGGGCAAAAACCATATACTCTTTTGTACATAATACACCTCCTCTCAACGGAGATTGTAACACGAAAAATAATTAAAATCCACTTTTACGATTTACTATACTAAAATCTGCATACATTCTGTAAACAAAGTGTAACCTAGATTAGATAAGAATAGTATAGATAAGATTAATATGTATATATATTATATATAAATATATATATTAATAAATACAGTAAATTATATAGATAATATTAAGGGCAGTCCGTGTGGGCTGTCTTTTTTATTAGATAAATTAGACACATGGAGGAATAAGACTATGAATATCGGTAACAGAGTATTTGCGGTTCAGGGCTATGCTGTGACGCAGAACTACGCACAGCACATTGAGGCAGTCAAGAATGGCGGTTATGCACAGGGAATTGACCTTGTGCCGCAAAAGGACAACAGATACATTCAGAGCGATATTGTGGCTCATTCGGACGGCACAGTGCTTTACGCTGGCAACGGTGACGGCTATGGCAATGCCGTGTGGATTCTGCACAATGGCAACTATGTCACTGGCTACGGACACATGAGAGAGCTTAGGGTTAAGACAGGCGATGTTGTTAAGCGTGGTGATGTGATTGGCGTTGTTGGCAACACCGGTCATTCAACAGGCATACATCTTCACTTTGAGGTTCGCAAGTACAAGAAACCTTATACTGTCAACGCTAGTGATTTCTGGGGAGCTAACTCCTTTATGAACACTTCTAAGTTTGACTGGGTAGACCCGACACCGTACATCAACGCTGATTTACCGGGGCAGACAGTACAGGCGACCACAGATAAGTACTATCGTGTACAGGTTGGAGCTTTTGAGAACAAGGCTTATGCAATAAACATGGCAAGAGGCGTTAGGAGCAAGGGTTACAGTGCGATAATTAAGTACTATGAGGGCAACTACCATGTACAGGTCGGAGCATACGAAGCCTACTGGCGTGCTACAGCAACAAGGCTCAGGCTGTTAGCGTCCGGCTACAAAGGAGCGTTCATTACTAATAAGACAGGACAGGACATAGCATTTTAGCATCTATCATTGATAGGTGCTTTTATTATGCCCTAGAAAGGCGGTAAAGGTGGCATACGGCGGTTTCTTAATTAAGGTGGGAGAATATATCATCCCGCAAAAATTTATCAAGGCTGACACATATAAGGCGTATGTGAACATGCAAGACATAGACGATTACACGGATGCTAACGGTTATTTACACCGTAACGCCGTGGAATTGAAAGCACTAAAGGTTGAGTTTGATGTGCGCGCCATGCTGACAGGAAGCGAGAACGGATTAGAGGAGCTTATGTCAAACATTCGCAACAGTTACACTAATTCAAGGGGTAGAGAGTGTATAATCACAGCTTTTATTCCTGAGTACAACGATTATGTAACGCAAAAAGGCTACCTTGCCGACTTTCAACCGCAAATATACGGCACATACGGCGGTGAGCTTCATTACAGCTCATTCCACATGTCGTTTATAGGAGGCGTATACAATGGTTGATTACACCTTGCAAGACTTGTTTTATCGTCAGAATGTGGATAAGCAATTTATAATCACAACCGATGACGGAACCGTAACCATAACCAACACAGAGCTGCATCAAGAGAGCTTTGAACTGACTGAGAGCTTGTGCTCTGAGAGTGAACTTACTTTCGGGGCGTGTGAAGCGGCGGCGGTTAAGTTCACAATTTCAAATATTTTCACTTCACTGAAAGACAAGTGGATAACTGTCAAGATAATCCTTGATGGCAACAGCGATAATTCGTTCATTTTAGGGCGTTATAAAGTTGTGTCTGATAAACCTACGGCAGACCGAATTAAACGTGAGATTGAGGCTTACGATGCGTTGTACGATGTGATTAACACCGATGTTGTTGATTGGTACAACAGCATCTTGCCGACAACGGACACTTACATCACGTTCAAGACTTTCAGAGACAGTTTTTTTGCTCATTTTGGCATCACGCAAAAAGAGATTACTCTTGTCAACGATACTATGACTGTAAGCAGAATTGTTGACACTGACGAACTTAGCGGCGGTCAAGTCCTCAATGCTATCTGCGAGATTAACGGTTGCTTGGGGCATATCGGCAGAAGTGGGCAGTTTGAATATGTGTATCTTGATAATACGTCACCTATAACAATCGACAAGAATCATTACACAAGTGCTGATTATCAAGACTACATTGTGTCACAGATTGACAAGTTGCAAATTAGACAGGACGAGAACGATATAGGAGCTATTGTCGGCACAGGCAGTAACACCTATGTTATCGAGAATAATTTTCTTGTGTATGGAAAGGATGCGGCACAACTAAAGGCTATTGCAACTAATGTATTCAATCGCATTAAGGGTATTACATATCGCCCAGCGGAAATATCAAGCGCAGGAAACCCATGTATCGAAGTCGGTGATGCAATTAAGCTATCAAGCAAGTATGCAGAGATAAACACTTATGTCTTAGAACGCACCTTAAAGGGCATACAAGCCCTTACAGACAGTTATACGGCACAAGGCGAACAATTACGCACCACACAGATAAACAGCTCTAATAAGTCAATTACACAACTTAAAGGTAGAGTGAACCGACTAATCCGTGATGTAGACCAGAACAAAGCGGAAATATCGAATGTTGAAGCCGGATTAAAGAATGAGATAACACAGACCGCATCGGAACTGGATGTAAAGATACAGAGTTTGCAATCGCAGATAGATGGCGAGATAACCGTCATCAACGGTCACGGAGTACCAACACTCTATAATTACCCGGCATACAACTGGGTAGCCGGTCCCAAGGTTGGCGATATACTTGTTGAGGGTACAAAGTTCACTTATTCGGATGAGGTGTATCGTAAACACCAGAGGACATTGTTTTTCGATGAGGATACGGCGACTACATACCGTTTTATAAAAAAGGATGATATGTGGATATGGGAGCCGATAGCCGACACTGAATATTCGGTGATTCAGAAGCAGATAGCAGACCTTAATGTAACTGCACAAGGAATTACTCAGAGCGTTGAGCAGTTGTCAACCAAGGTGACGAATGAGTATATCACACAGATTGATGCCAAGACACTTGTGGCGACCACAGCAGACGGAATCAAGGAAGATATATCTAAGACGTACACAACTAGGGATTATGTCAACACATTGAGTGCAGAGTTCAACAGGACAGCAGAGGGACTTACGGCACAGATAAGTGAGGTTAATAAAGCCCTTGATGGTGCCAATGAGGTCTACACCATACAAGGAACTCCGACCTTACAAAATTATCCGGCGTACAACTGGACATCGGGACCAGTGGTGGGTGATAAGCTTACGCAGGGATTGAGGTTTACTTATTCAGACACAAGCTATAAGAAACACAACAGAGCACTTGTTTATGATGAGGTTGCCGGCAAGACGTACAGGTTCATCAAGAGCGGTGACACATGGGGGTTTTCCGATGTTGGCGATACCGAATTTTCGTGGGTCAATAAGAAGTTAGCTGAGTATAAAGCTACGGCAGACGGACTATCTGCTGATTTATCAAAGTTCGAGACTAAGGTTAACTCAGATTACATAACCAAGATTGATGCTCAGGTGAGCATTAAACTCTCAGCGGATGAACTGAAAGAGGACTTTAGCAAGACGATAAGCAATTATTCAACCACTACGCAGATGAACTTAGCGATAAGCGAAAGCGCAGAGGGCATTATGACGAATGTAAGCAAGACTTACGCAACAAAAGGGGTTGTCAGCAGACTGGAAACGTCTATCAAAGCTACGGCAGAAGGGCTAGAAACCAAAGTGTCGAAAGACAAGCTTGTAACCGAAATCAACGCCAGTGCCGAAAAAGTATTGATTTCATCGAGCAAGCTTGATTTAAAAGGGCTTGTCACAATATCGGCATTACAAGAAAGCGGACAGACTGTAATCAATGCTGATAATATAACAACCGGAACAATTAAAGGGCGGCGACTTGAAGCGTGTGCAATGGACGGCGGAGCCATTGCAATAGGGGCAAACAACATTGTAATGAATGAAGCGGGACTGTGGGTAATAGGTGAATGTTCAGCAGACAAGCCGGCTTACCAAGTTAATAACAGAGGTGAGATAATGCAATACTGGACAGATGGTATACGCCGATTCTACTCTAACGGTTTAGGCGTGAGCGGAACATGGGTAACACATTTTGACGAATACACTGCATCATCGGATTGGTACAAGATATGCATTGCCGCTAATAATACATCAGATGCACGATACAAGAACACAATCAAAAGCCTAGACGATGAAGAACACATGGAAGAACTTTTTAATAGTCTAAAGCCATCAGCATTTTATTATAACAAAGGCACAGAATACGTGGAAACCCAAAGACACCTGGGCTTCATCGCACAAGACATTGAGGAAGCGATTACAGAAGCAGGAATCGAGGCAGACATGGCATTATTTGACCATATCAACGAGGATAAACTTGGAGTTAATAAGCAAGAGTTAATAGCCCTGTGTGTATGGCAAATACAAAAACTTAAAGCCCGCGTAACCGAGCTTGAAAAGAAAGGAGAGGTAGCATGAGTAATTATGACATAAGGGCATTCAGAAGTTCACTTGCACAGTACATCAATCAGTCGCCGATTGAAACTGAGGTAAAGCTACTTGCACTTAAGGATTTGACTACACAGTTAGAGAAAGAAGCAGATGCCGCAGTTGCCAGAGAAGCGGCAGAATTGGAAAAAGCGGCACAGTTAAGAGCTGCTAAGGAAAAAGCAACCCAAAAAGAAAGCGAGGTAGAAGATAATGGCGATTGACTATAACAAGCATAACTGGGCTTACGGCGAGGAAATTACACCTGATAAGCTCAATAACGTGGAGAATGGCGTCAAAACAAATGCAGACGCGATAAATGAGGTAAATAATAATTTAACCTCAAAGTTGGATTTCTTTAATCTGTCTAATTATGATAACTCGGGTATATTAAATTTAAGCAAAAAACAACCGTTCATGGGTTACATCGAATGGAATAGTAATAATACTCCATCTCAAGGCAATAGTTGTATGGTCTTCGGGTACAATCTCGTGGTGATAGCGATATCGAAGCCGGGCGGCATCTATTCCATTAGTACAACCGAACCTTACGAGTGGGTTAAAAGAAATTAATTTTAAGATAGTTCACGTATGCTCCTCAGCTATGTAACTGTGATGTTTGTCGGTGTAAGCACTTGGCTTATCCATGGTAAAACCTCCGTATTCTGCGTATTTTGTCGATTTTTTGGTTACGATTGAGAGTGAGTTAGCATTGATTGTATGCTATTCTTAACATGTTCCTAACTGGAACAACATCAAGCTTCGGCGAGGAGCGGTGTGATTGGCGTTGCACCGTTCCTTGTGCTTGACAATATCGAACTTATGTTCTATAATGGGTGCATCGCTACTGGGAAACGTGTGGATTTTGGGAGGGGTAATGTTGGGTAAGGTGAAGTTAAAAGAACGAGCCGAATTAACCAAAGAAGCTATTGACAACAAAGAACAAATCATTAAAATGATAACTAAAATAGAAGATGCAGGCACCCTAGAGTACCTGCATACATTCATCAAACTTTTTTTAGAGAAGTGGGGTTAATCCTCACTTTTCTTTTTTCGAGATAACATAACATCAATCATGCCTAAAATGGTATCTTTATCTCTTTGGTCTAACAAAGAAAATTTCCACATTAAATCAATATCCTTATCGGCTTTGACCGACTTGTCTTTGCGTTCTGGCGAAACATCAAAACCCATAAGCCATGCTTCTGAAACATCCAAAGCCATTCCTAGAATAACTAGCTTTTCTTGGCTTGGTTCGACTTTGCCTGACACATACTGGCTAATATCAGATTTATTCATCTTGATATTGTATTCCTTACAGTATGGTGCAGAAAGAGTAAGAATATCGACTTGCTTCAATCTTCTTTCGCTCATTAGTTTTTTGAGCCTATCTGCGGTTGTCTCTTTCACTTTGGTTTTCCTCCTTTCGTATAACAATATAACACTATTTGAACGAAAGTTCAATACATAAAACTTAAAAAAGTAAAAAATGTTGAACTTTCTGTTGACATGTGCGTAAAGCGGTGGTATTATACAATCAGTTCAAAACATTGAACTTAAAAACGAGAAAGGAGAGGCAAAGAGAATGGCTTTTAATTACAGCAAGCTAAGAGGACGCATTGTGGAAAAATATGGTAGCCAGTCTGATTTCGCTAAGGCTTTGGGCTGTTCGGAGAGAACATTGTCTTTTAAGATGACAGGCAAAAGACCTTGGAAACAGACAGAAATACTGTCTGCAATAAAGCTGTTAGAGTTAGCAGAAGAGGACATACAGGATTATTTTTTTACACTTGAAGTTCAAAAGGTTTAACTTTTTGTAGAAAGGAGTAAGAATGGATAAGCAGAGATACAGTATTGTAGACAGTACTGGAAAAGCTGTGATAGTCAAGAAAGATGATGACCGATACATCGGGGTTGACGAACTTGCACAGCACATAGCAATGGATGTCATTGACGATTATCAGGACATTATAAATGGCGGTAAGAAGATTGAAGAAACTAACATTGAGCTGTCTATCAAAGTTCTCACCGCCATTACGCCAGTGATTGAAGCTTTTAGAAGCAAGTCTACCTACGGAAAGGGTTGATTGCCGCTTCAATTTTTGCTGATTGCGGTTTTTCAGCCGGCAGGGAGTTTATGATTTCCGAATAGTATTGGACGTACAGTTTCTTGAAATCATCTAAAGAGCCGTTATAACCGCAAATCTTAGCGGTAGCATAAGCAGACACAATTTGTTCAACTGGCAAAGCAAGTCACCTCCTTATTGAATGATAAGGAGATTATAACACAAGAAAGGAGAAAAGAGAACTTGAACGAAGTCGAGAAAACAGAGACAAGAACGCCGATTGAGATTGCCCTTGATATTGACGGTGAAGGCATGACAACAGCAAGAAAACTGTATGAGTTTTTAGGGCTTGCACAGGGACAGTTTTCAAGATGGGCGAAAGCTAATATCACCGACAACGAGTTTGCAGTAGAAAATGAGGACTGGTGGGGGTTCGACATCAATGTCGAGGGTAACACAGTTAAAGATTACCGTCTTACAGCTCACTTTGCTAAGAAGTTATCCGTTAAGGGTAACGGAGAAAAGGCAGAACAGGCAAGGGAGTATTTCACGGCGGTTGAGGAGAAGGTCAAGCAGACTGCTATTGACCGCTCGCAGTTATCGCCACAGTTACAGCTTATGAATATGCTTGTTGAGAACATGAGCAGACAGGAGCTTGAAACCAAGCGACAGGCAGAGCAGATAACTAAGGTTGAAAGTACTGTCAATAACATCAAGGAGATTTTCACACAGCCGATTGGCGACTGGAAAGCGGAGATAAACGCAAGAATCCGTGAAATCTCAATTAAGAGCGGCATTGACTATCAGACGCTTTACAACGAGATGTACGGACGGCTTGAAACCATAGCCCATTGTAGCCTAAAGAGATTACAGGACAACAAGACAGCGAGAATGGAAAAAGCCGGAAACACCAAAACAGCAATCAGAGAGGGTACTACCAAGATTGCAATTATATACGAAAAGCCACAGCTTAAGGCGATATTTGAGGATATTGTTAAGCGGTATGCAATGGCTTATGCGTAAAGAGAGGAGAATGAAATGGCAATCAAAGCATACAAAGGGTTTAACAAGGATATGACTTGTCGAGGATTTCAGTACGAAGAGGGCAAAGAGTACGAAACCGATAAGGCGGAAGTGTGCGAAACAGGATTTCATGCGTGCGAATATCCGTTAGACTGCTTTAATTATTATGCTCCAAGTGAGAGCGTATTCCACGAAGTTGAACAGGACGGAGAAATCAGCCACAAGGGCGATGACACTAAGCTTGCATCGACTAAGATTAAAATAGGCGTGAGCTTAAACATTGCTGGCATGGTTAAAGCAGCTATTGAATACACCAAGAGCAGAACTAAGAAAGAAGCCGACAGCAATTCAGACTACGGAGCTTCATCCGCAACAGGCTACTACGGAGCTTCATCCGCAACAGGCTACAAGGGAGCTTCATCCGCAACAGGCGACTACGGAGCTTCATCCGCAACAGGCGACTACGGAG